TATTATTTACTTGTAACGATGAAAATTTTGCTAATGAAAATCTGATAGATCGTTGTTCTCGTATTCGATATTATAAGAAGTTTGAAGGATTGGATAACAATAGTATATCAAATCTCATAAACGAAATAATAAAGGACGATGAAAAGAAACAAATAAGATGTTTGGATTTAATTAACAAATTCAAAGTTAAAAGTTTTGATAATATTATTAACTTTTTATACGAAGTACAGTTATATCCAGATTCTAAGGAGTTAGATCTTCTAAACGATTTGAATATTGAAATTCAGAATTAATTTTTTATATGAATAACGAAGAATTACAAATAGAAAAGATAAATCAATACATTACTAATCTTAATACTGAAACAGAATATTATTCTAGTTGCAAGATAAGTAATAGTGATGTTGGTTATTTTTTGAAAAATGGTCCTGCGTATTTATATAAAAAATTAAATGATAGAACTTTCGATACTATATCTACTGAGTATTTATCAAAAGGAACAATGATACATATGTTTTTATTACAACCAGAAGAGTTTGATAAGAATTATATGGTGTTCAACGGTGAAAAACCGCAATCAGTAAATCAGGAAAAGTTTTGTAGTATGCTAATTAATAGCGTAGAAATAATGCCTGATAAATCGCTTCTAAGCGCTTATAAATCATCGTATAAGACAACTGGAAGCTCGAACGATTTGATACTGTCTAAAGCAAAGGAAATAGCCAATAAGCTAAAGAATTACATAGATATTAAGACCAAATATCCTAAAGTAGAACTCATAACTAAAAATTCTAAAACGAATCTATTACTTTTAGAATATTTAGTAAAACAGCATAAAGCTGCAAATAAGATATTATATCCTACAGAAGGAGTAACATATCATGAATTCCGAATCGATTGGGAGTTTAAAACAGAATACGGAGTAATAAACTGTAAATCGTTACTTGACAGTATAAATTTTAATTTTAAAAATAAAATTTGTACAATTTCTGATTTGAAAACTACTAATAAAATAGGTCATTTTGAAGATAGTGTTAAAGAATACGATTATTTCAGACAAATTTGTTTTTACATAAAAGCTACAAAATGGTTTTTAGAAAACATTCTTGGTGAAAACGCAGAAGAATGGAAATTCGACTGTAATATTATTTGCATAAGTACATCCGTATTACCAGAAATACGTGTATTTAAAATCACTAAAGAACAAATACAAAGTAGAGAAAAAACAGTAAATGACTCGTTATCACAAATTTGTTGGCATTATGCTAATAATAAGTGGGATCATCATTTAGAATATTATAACAATAACGGGTTTGAAACATTAGAATCTTAGAATCAATATGTCTGTTAAAATAAAAGCTATAATTCCTTTATTATTTAGTAGTACTGCAATTTCACAAAAGGATTTTAGCTATTCAGCCGGTTTTGTTAATGCGTATAATTACGATATCAACAGACCGGCTATTTTTGATTGTATCTTTTTAATGTACGATAATTCTATAAAAACAATAGATAGTCAGGAAAGATACTTTAAATTCTTAAAGCTTAAAAATCTAAGAAGTTCAAAAGTATACATGATAAATGGAAAATCCTATACAATCTATGCGATTCAAACTGTCGATCATTTAGTAAAACGCATGATAAAAAGTGTGTATCCGATGATTTATAAACCAGAAATTATATTAAAATTCTGGGGAACATCGGATATTAATTTTACTAAATACGTATTGAATCCTTCTGAAAACAAATATAATTTTGAAGTTGAATCCGTGCCTGAAATAGATTTTCAATACACGATAAGCGATTCGCATAGATTACAAAAAAAGGAGATTATAGTTCCGAAAAAATCGGAATTATAGTCTCCTTTGTTTTTTATAATATTCGCGTCCCGCTAAAATACGACCAAAATACTATTGTTATATTTTTGTCATCTATCAAATCCGTCATTACTGTCATCGCTAATAACAGAAACTCCGACATTCTTTTTTCTTTTATCTACTTTGTCTGTCTTTTTACCTCTATCGTAAATATAATTACCAAATGGTAATTTATCATAATAGAAATATGCTTTACGCATCAAAGGTTTAGCTCCTCCTCCACCTAACGCTTTAGGCATATTAACATAGTAGTTATGCAAACCAAAACTAGAACCGATGTTGCAAAGATGATAAAACCATCGCTGTTGACCTGCATATTGACTGTTTGAAGGCATTTCGTCAGTGAGTTTGTGCTTACTTAATCCTAACGCTTCCATAACCATATCTATCAAATGTCCTTTTCGTTTTAAATCAGAAGAAGCTGCTGTGATAGAATTTATAAGGTCATTCACTGTATCTAACGACATCCACGTAAATCTTTCGATAGGGAGACGAACCATAACATAGTTGATAAGATACCACAAATAAGCATCATCGTCATCTGGATCTTTTGTTTTAGCTATTCTATATATACTTGCACTGGCTAATATAAATAACATCGCTGCTGTAAATTCCATAGTTATTTTCTAAGCTCCGTATATTTCCTACGCGTTTAGATTGTTATTTTTTAAGTACTACTCTCTTTGTGGATCGTACTTACTCATTCCTGAGAATATTACGTCTGTTGAATACTTAAGATAAGGATATAGTTTAGATAAGTATCTAAAGAACGATAATGTTGTTCCGTTTTCTATCTGTCCGGTATCGAAGTTGTACCCTCCTGCATAATATCTCTATTCTTTCTTTATATTGGCAGCTTGTTGAGGATTTAAATTTTCTCCTCCGTATTCGTTTAGTATCTCTCCTGTTTCAGGATCAAAAGTCTATTCGACACTCATTTGAAAATCTCGATAAGTCTAAAATCTTTCCCAAATACCTACTATAAAGAAATTACGAAGCATTGATATCAAAGACAACCACACATTAGATTGGAAATATGTACGTTCAGCATCATTTATAACACCGTTGTATATTGACGATCTACTTCTTATCTACTGTCCTATTCTGTACATATCCTTTTCAAACTCTTTATCTACAGTAATCATGCCGTCTTTTCCACGTTTAAGGAAACGTTTTGCTATCTTTGCGGAATTATAAGCACTTTTGGCTTGTTTATATGTCATTCCGTCGTTTATAGCCTTTCTTATGAAGTCAGGTTTATTTAATAGTTGACGTTTTCCATCCTAATCTACATACAATCTATAATTATATAGTACAGATGTCATATTTAAAGCGTTGATTGTATAATCGCCTATTGCAAATTGTTTCATAAGTAATCCGTCAGATAAAAATCTTCTCAGTTTACTATAATCGGTGTTTCTAAACGTCTGAGCGTTTCCTTTTGCTAGTCCAAAATACTACATCTGAGCGCATATATCACTATCGGTTTTTATTTTACCTAAGCTGTTTATAGCTTTAGGTAAATCAAACATTAACTGGCTGAATGCATAAGATAAGTCTTTATAGTTTATATATTTTCCAGTAAGAACGTCTATAACCATACTAGTAGTAGCGTCTAAAGACGAAACTATACCAGAACCTAAGTTGAATGCCAACATACCTAACTATGCGATACCTCTTATTTGTCCTACTTTTTTCAACCATGATTTAGCACTCCAGAAATATCTTCTAAACCAATCAGCATGTTTCCACTATTCTGGCGTCGGATTTACTTTCAGTCCAGATGTCTGTTCTTCATAGAATTGTCTATCTATCATTCCTTGTATAGCTTCTGCCTATTTTGAAGAACTACTAGGATCGTTACTTCTTATATAGTTTAAAATAGACTCTACTTGAGAAACTTTTTGATTTTTTAATTTATAGTTTACAGACATTCCATACATTAAAGTAACAGAACCTATTATATCTGAAGATATATACTCAGGTTTACTAAGTCTTCTTATCCACCTTATTGGTATATTTTTAATAGGTGTTCCATCTGGTCGTAATACCTATTCTTGGAAATTTATATCCAAATCGTTTTCGTTTACAGACAGAGTTCTATCTAAAACTTCTCCTACGTTTACACCCAATCTTGTCAATAGATTTCTAGAAAGTATAGATGAATTTCTTGTTTCTCCTCTCTGTGGCAATCTATAATCATATTTCTTCACAAAAGGATAGTTCTAAAAAGATTGTTCCATTGTACTAATTAATTCATCGTACAATTCTTTCATCTCTTTCTTTCCTTCTATATATTTATAATAGTTTTCATCTCTATATATAGACTCTTTTGGTTGTAAAGTCTAATCTGACTGTCTATCGTAATTTTTATTTATATAATCACTAGAAGAGTTTTCTAAATCTATCTCTGAAAACATAGAAGAAGGCGTTCTTATAAAAGATTTGTAATAATTTCCATCTATACCTTTAAATTGTTTCTTTTCTTTAGGAACGCGCATCATAAATATTGAAATAGGTTTACTTATAAGTTTACCCTTTGCTGTCATATAAGTATACGAAAATGTATTCGCAGCGATAGAACTAGCCTGTTGTGTACTATAACCTTTGTTTTCTACCAAGTAATTCTAATACGCATCTTTCATGTATTTAAGCATAGAGTTTTCATAAGTATATGAAAAATCGTACTGAAATCCTGGTTTTGGTACATACACCTCGTCTATTAGTTCATTATATTTTGTACCACCGTTATCATCTTCGTTAGAATAATCTTTATACTATAAAGATATTTCTTCACTATATCTTTTAGAAACTTCAATCATACTTTCAAACCATTTCTCATTTTTGATTTTTCCAGTTTCAAAATCAAAAAGCATATCCCATTTGACTTCTCCGATTTTATCTGTTTTGTACGGAGCCATAAGTTTATTAATGGTCTTTTTAAGAGATTTGACGTACGAATTATTCATCTGAAAATCATCATCCAACCATTCGTATAATTTAGGATTTATTATCCACTTACTGAACAATCTAGCAAATTTTTTCTTATCTTTCGCAAAAGATAATGCTTGATTGTACTTTTCAATACTAGTCTTATATTTTATGTGGTCAGATATTGTATTTTGCCAACTACTTATCTCTCTAGCTGCAATTCCTTCTGGAGTGTAAGGATCTTTTTCTGTTCCGTCAATATAAAAAGGACTGGACAACTGTTGTATTTCTTGATTGTATCTATTCAGCTCGTCTAACTAGAAATCAGAAAGTTTATCAGGTCTGAACTATCCGTCTACTGTAGCAGCTTGTATTATCTCGTTTCTTCCACTATACAACTTATTCATCATTTGTATAGTAGATATAGACAAATGATCCAACCTTTCAATATAATATTTTTTAGTATACGGTCTTTCAGAATGATCGCATTTCCAAGACTCCAGTTTCTTATAGTAATTCTTATATGCTTGTTCTAGTTTTGGATGATTTGGTAATATTGGTTCTCCGTGTTCATCAAATTCTATTTCGTAAGTGTTCGTATCTGGATATCTGAATATATAATTACCACTATCGTCTTTTAGATTTGCAATTCGGTCTCTAATACCATCTTTTCCAAATAGTAATTCAGCCTAAATGTTCTCTAAATCTTGTTGATACTGTCTGTAATTTATAGGTCTTACGAAATCTCCGTTTGGTAAACCGTTTCTGTCTTTACCCATCAGTAACTACTGCAAACTCATACCGGGAAGCATATATTTTTTGTTTTTATTTAACGCTTTTCTGTATAGATCATTTAATTTAAAACCTTTCTTACTTGTTTCTATACGTATTTCGTTTTCTATCTAGTTTATTACTTCCTGAATAAGTCTTATCAGTGAACTTTTAGATCTACTTCCTATTCCTATAACTCTTTCGAATACAGTAACATCACCAAAATCGTACTGATTTCTAAGCCATTTTTTAGTTCTTACTATCAATCTTGCTTTCATTTCAGAGTCTAGTCTTTCTTCTGGAATTTCGTCAAGACCTTCTCTGACCATATCCATTACTTTATTTTCTAGAGCTATCTGATACTTTCTTTTAGCTGAAAATATATTATTGCATACATCTGAAATTCTTATGGAGTCTTTAAGCAATTTAACTTTCGGATCATTTTCGTCAAGCTAGTCTAATATCAATAATATATTATGTAGTACACCGTCGTAAAATCCAATAACATCAGTGTTTATATACTGAAGGTCGTTAAAATCAAACGTACCGTATTGTACACCTTCTTTTTCGTTTTGTTCGGTGTAATATTTATTGTTTTCATCGTTGTATATTATATTTCCAACGCTATCTACTTTATAATATATCTTTTTATACTCATTAGCCTCAGCATTAAGAAGCATTGATAATATTTTATTTATTTCGTCAGATGCATTTTCTATAAAATACAAGAACATTTCAAGTTTTGCATCTAATTCTTTCTTTGCATTTTTACTATTTTGTGCTTCTATTATACTTTTTCTATATCCACGTATTTTTCTAGAATTTTCCTAGTTCTATATCTACTAGTTTATATCTCCATAAGAAGTAGAAGAAGAGAAGTTTTTAGATTTATAAGCCTTTTCCTTACTTATAGTTGCAGATATTATCTGGTTGGCTGTCTCGTCTATTTTGTTTGATAAGTCATCTTTCAGATTTAGACTTTTTATGTTTAGATTTTCTCTAAGTTTTTTAGCTCTTTCTTTTGCTTTTCTAAACATCTATATTACAGATTTACTAGCCTTCCCAATCAATATGTTCTCGTTTTTCAATAGTCTTTTTGTATCTTCTGCGTCTATTCTGGACATTTCAACATCTTCGTCCAACTGATTAGCCTATTGATTAGCCCACTCTTGCTGTGCTTCTATTTCTTTGTTTAGTATTTCTATTTGACTAGCGTTTGGGTTTTCAAAAAGAAGTTCGTTTACTAAACGACTGACATACTCTCTCTTAAGTTGTGAAAAATCCTACTCCGTACTATTTTGAAACAAATTTTTATCACCAAGTACTATACTTAAAACAGGTTCACCGTTAGAGTCAAAATTGTTATTCTACGACTATGCGTCCTATTCAAACCATTTTCCATACTTATTAACGAAAGAACTTCCGAACGTTCTAGCTTTGTATATAATAGCACGTCTTCTTCCTGCTTCGTCGTTTGAGAACTGTCCTAATAACTATTGATACAAATCTGACGGTTCACCCTAGGGTGTTTTGTCTAAGGTGAACCCGTTATTTGCGCATAATAGTGATATAGCAGTCTCCCTGTCTCCAATTATACCAGTAAGATCTTCTATTTCTTTCTAATATTTACTCTCTATTATACATACCATAATTTAATAATTTTAATCACATTGTTCATGTCTCTATTCGTTTAGATTACTGAAATCTTCTATATTGATATCGATATCCTAATTAGTAGAGTTCTTCTACATCTATTCTATAGTCTTTTTATATACGTCTTCTATAGCCTATTTTCCGTTATCCTATAACTCTCTAGTTCCGATACCTGCGAAATTTTTAGTAAGTACAGGAATATCTGATTTAGACCATTTTCCGTCTATGTTCTTATACCATCTGTTTCTCCTCTAATCGAATACGTATACAGGTTTACCAGCTTGTATAGCCATCTCTACAGCATATCCGGTACCTCCAGAAACTATTACTTTCTTAGCAATTCTTGTTTCTTTATTGTTGTTTGGATCTATCGGTTGTCCGGGTTTAACAAGAGTTCCTATTGCAAATATTGCATCTGAATATTTAACCTGAGCCCAATTTCTAATCAATCTATTATCTTTCATTGTTTTCAAGTTATATCCCCATCTTGCTGAAGCAGCCTATGCTGCCTTGTATCTTCCTTCTTCGTAATCCTAATTAGATATTTCTACATTTCCTACAGGAGTTTTTTCTTGGTGATAATAGTGTCTTTGGTGTTTATCGTCGTACAATAAGCCGTATTTCTCTCCTGCTGTTCCCCAGTAAGAGTCTGAACCTTTTGCTCCACCAGAATGCAATGTGTATGTATCTAATGCTTTGTTTGTATCAAATTTAGAAGTATTATCGCCTTTTATTTCCCATTCACCATATGGTCCGAGCTCTAATTGTAACTAGTCGTGTTGTATTTCAGCTTCTCCTATATTTCCGTATTTTTCATTTTGATATACTGTTCTCTATATATTTCCGAACGTTTGTATAGAATAACTATCTCCTGCCGGTATGTCGAACAACTATCTCACGTCTCCTACTGTTGCTGTTTTAGCTGCTCTCAACTCCTGTATTTTTTCTATGTTTTTCTATATCCATTTTACTTTTTCTAAGAAGTTTGGAGTTTCACCTTTTAAGAAATCGTGCTGATAATTATCGTCTCTTCCTACAGAATAGAAATCATAATTTTGAGCACCTATTTTAACTCTCTGACCTTTAGGATTTAAAAGTATATATACAGGATAAGATACCTGTTTACCGTCAGATAACGTTTTAGTACCGTAAGCAGCAAGTCTATACAACAAATACTAATCTGCAGAAAATCTATTGGTATTTGGTCTTTGTATTCTGACAAAAGGAGGATATTGTGTAATGTATTCAGATTTATACATTGTAGGTCTATCGTTAACAAGACCTGCAATCATTGTGTATATATTACTTGTTATAATCTTTCCCTAGAAATCCGTTTCACTATACTGATAAGAAGATCCCATAAACTTATTCATCTTATGTGTAGGTAGAATATTAGGATCCATATAGTTATTCATTATTAATTCGTACGGATCTATAGTTAAAAATCCATCTTCAGCATCTTCTTGTACTTTTACGTTTCCGTCTTTAAAGTACTAAAAAGCCTATCTTATATACTCTGAATACCCAAAATCATTTCTCCAAGAAACAGGAACATATTTGAAAAATTTATTTGTTCCTTTAGTATCAGAAGATGTCACAAACGCATAAACAGCAAGATCGCTAGCTAGCTTCCTTATAGCTTCAGACTCTTTTGGATATTGAGGATCATCATAATCTAAAAGTTGCTACCATGCATCAATATAGTTATTACTCAATTCACTATCGTCAGCTCCTTTGTTTTCTAACCCTATAAGATCGTAGTGAACCTGTCCGTATTGTGGTTGATATGGAATTCTTCGCAAATTAGCAAGTAATGGATTTATTATTGTTCCGTTAGTAGCTAAAGATTTATATTTACCATCTACATCCGAAATCAATATGTTCTGAAGGTTTGTTATTCTCTGTGCTAACGTTTTTCTTCCTTGTATCATCTCCATCCACTTTTCGCTAGTTATTCCGTTATCTTCCATAGCTTTATTCATAGCAATCTGTTTAACGTATGCGAGAACAGCATTCTGTATCGATGTTTTAGTTTTAGAAGTCTAGTTGTTTAAGTACATAGAGCATATAGAATCCACTACGTATCTAAAATTGTCTGTAGCTGTTATAGAAAACTCCTAAAGAATTTTCTTAGGAATACCTATTCCGAGATTAGTTTTAACGTTTATATAAGATTTTGTCAACATGTTATCCAAATTTTCAAACATGTTAGATATACCACCTCTTAATAACTATTCGTATTTAGCATTATATTCTGATTGTTCTCTTACAGTTTTACCGTGCTTTTTAGTGTCTACTTTAGTAGCCTGTACTACTGCAGAAAGAGCCGCTGCATTTATGTTTAAATTTTGCATAGCTAAGAATATATACATCTAAACTTCTTTTGGAGTAACTCTTCTATCACCTTCCAACACGTAATAAAACTGATCGTCGTCTCTAAGATTATCCATACTTAACGGTTTGTTTTCATCTATGAGTACGTCTTTATTTTTTAAAATGTCTCTCATTATATATGTACCATCAACAGTATAATACTGACCGTCTTTAAATATTTTAATACTATTTATTGGAAGACCGTCTCTATCCATTCCCATTATTTCTGCGATTTTATCAAAATCTTTCTTTTCAGCAGCTCTTTTTTCTTCGTCCTTAGCTTTCATATACAACTTAGAAAAAGACTCATCTCTAAACTTACAGTCACGTATATACTGTTCCTAAGCGTTTTCAAACCTTTTTCTTACGCTTATTTCCGGTTCATCAACTATTCTTCCTTGCGTTTCTTCACTTATTCTAGCTAAATCTTTTATTATAGGGTTGTTGATGAAATATAAAGCTCTATCTCCTAGACCACAACGTATAAGTAGATTTACTAGATTATATGTAAATTTATTTACATTTAATCTTAATATATACGGATCCTTCGCAACGTCCACGTGTGCGTTTATCATCGCAGATATCCACGATAATATATGGTTTCCGTTTATATCTGTAATCCTATCTAACCTGTTCATTCCGATATAAGTTAATAAACTTTTATCGTTGTCTCCAAAATCTTTGAAAGAAACGTTGTACAACATAGTAAGTACCTGATTGTTGTTATTCAACGCAAACGGTCCTATTCCGAGTTTACCTGTAGCAAATGATTGTTTTATCTTTACTTGATTGGTTAGATTTTCAAATTGATATGGCTCTACGGTCTTTTTAGTTTTTCCAGATTCTATATCAGAAAGAACATTGGTTATCAACTCTGTATCGTTATCAATAGATCTGTTCAATATATGCATGTATCTAGACTTAGATATTTTTCCGTCTGTAACTTGTTTTCCAGCATCTTTAATCAAAGAAAGATATATAGAAAGAAGTTGATTTGCTGTATTTTCATATTCGTCGTCCATTATCAAAGATGACTTTCCGGTTTCTTTGTTTACATTATAATAGAAAGACGATAAATACAATTTATCAATATCGAAGTCAGAACCAGTAATCTTAGTAAACTCTCTAGGTAGTATTATAGTATCTCTAACGATTGGTAATACGTCTACAAATCTTAACGCGTGAATAGAAGATGCCGCCTGAGTAGGAATACGGTATGATAACACACTAGCTTTAGCATTATTCCACTCTTTTGTTCCTGTTTTTATACCAGATATAATATCGTTGTCAATCAACCATTGTTTTGCTTTTTTGAAATTATATCTATATTTCTTAGGTATAATATCCATAAAGTAGTCTATACTTATTACTGCGTCCATACTTCCCTCTTCATTTATCATCTGCAGAGGTTTACCACCATTCATTTCGTATTTTACCTAATCGTCGTTTAATACAGTAGGGCTATCAAGACCAAACACGGATCTCTGATAGAAAGCATTTCCTTTAAAATTAATATCTATTACTTTTTTATTTATATGTGATATCAATATACTTTCTATCCATGCCATATTAGAAACTACGTTTATGTCAGTAACAAAATGTACGCTTTCCGGAATTATATTTCCGTTCTCGTCAGTAAGATAATCCAAATTGACAGCTTCAAGTATATTCTTATCGGCATTTCTACTAGAAAGTTCTCTTACTATGAAATCTTTTAATTTTGCGTAATCTAGCTTTCCGTTGGTAAAGAATTCTTCTTTTATCTACTGACTTCCTATTTCAGCCATTCTGTTCATCCTGTCCATTATAGCACTCAATACTTCGTTTTTATTCAAAGTTTGTTCCGTTCCGTCAGGATTTTGTATAGAATATGTTTGCCAATCTCTAAGTACACTGAGAGAAACCTTCATAGCCTGTGTTCCTGCAGCCATTACTTCATCAGTTCTAGGATCTGTATTCAACTGCCTTCTTATGTACTTATACTTTTGTTTATAGATATTGTTTTTAAATGTAAACTTCTATAAATCTTCTTTTGTCATATCAGGAGAGAACTTCTACGCACCCTAAGATCCAGATTTTACAGCAGAATTAAACATTACCATATCTACACCCTCTTTACGCATCTTATCATAAAGATCTCTACTAAATCCGAAAGATATTCCTTTGAACATTGGGAACAATGCGAACTTATCGTAGAAGTGTACCGGTATTCCGTTTTGCATTCTGTATCCGAAAGCAGAATATTTCTATGTACTTATAAGTGCTTCGTGTATAAGTTTATAATCTTGTGCACTATTTAGGTATCCTTTATCGCCTCTCAGTCTTTCAAACGCTTCTGCTATTTCGTTATTAAACGCTCCTCGCATTCTTAACAGATTTTCTGCCATAGTATCTGTTATGTAAGCAGTACCGTCTGTAACGTTTATTTCGCTTTTATAAGAATTAGATTCTTTTTTTATCTTCATGTCAATCATTTCTAACATTCCTGTTTTTTCTAATTCTTTTTCTACGTCTTCTATAGACATATTATAAGCGTCGGAAGGTTTACCTAACGATGGATTTTCGCTATAGTATACAGATAACGACTCTCTATATTCTCCTTCTTTGAAAGCCTGTTCCAAAGATTCGCTTATAGCAGACGAAATTTCCCAATCTTTTAGCTCTGCACAAGTATACTCTTCTGGTATATTAGCCATGTCTTCACGGTTATTAGAACCAGTAGAACCTTCACCTCCGTAACGTTTAGTTTCGTCTGTTCCATAATCTACTAAATTTCCTTCTGAAGAATATTTTGTTTTAAAGAACTGAGGCATTCCCGTAAAGAAACGTCTTGTTTCTTCCATAGACATCATACTCTTACACATTATATCGTACGCCATCGCTACTACACCTAAAGACTCTAATGCAGAATTTCCGAAAGTTTGTATTCCTTCTATGTTAGAATAACACCTAGCTAATCTGTTTATCTTATCTACGTCAAAATAATTATTTTTATAAGAATAATAATCATGAGTAACAATACCTTTTGCTTTAGAAGCATTGTCGTTTTTGCTTATTATTCCCATTTCTAACAAGTCGTTCAACGTATCATCAAGTCTTCTTCTTAATATTTCAGCTACTATCACTCTTTGTTTTTCTATAGGTTGGTCAAAGAAAAGAGACTGAGCAAGATTTCTTCCTTCAAGTATACCTTCACTAGGAGTATTTGCTTTAAAGTTAAACGGTATATAATCTCCCTTTTTATAAGATTTAGTTTTTCCGTTTATCTTTATTTCCATATCTTCTAATGCGTATATTCCCATCAAACTCAAATATCTTGCACCATTTATACTTCCTTTGTGATAGTTTGTAATTTTCTGATTTTCTGATATCGGAGTATTTGTTGCGTTCTATTCCTACAATCCTAAGTCGTTTATAGTTTTGTTTACATTTATATTTTCACAAGTAAAATATTCTATAAACTAATCAAGAACGTCGTTATATCTATATCCGCTTTTCGGATTATCCTCAATACTTCTTATCTTATCATCAGAATTCTCCATCACATTGTGTATAAACATCATTGTTCCAGTGTTTGAGTTAAATACCGGAAGACTTCCTATCGATGAAGAACTGTTATCGAAATTAAGTCCTGGAAGTTTTATTCCGCTTATAGAGAAATATGTAGATTTATCAGACAATGCCGGGAATATTATATCTCCCTATAACAACATCTGTACTTTAGCCATATAGTCTTCTCTAGAAGTAGTCTTAGAATACTTAGATCCTTCGTCAGAATAAGTAGAAGATTTAGTTCCAGCAGAAGTTCTCAGTTGTAATTTATTATGATTAGGATTCCAATATTTATTCATAAGAGTTTTTCCTATAATAGATCCTATTCTATTACCTTGCTGATCTCTAGCTAATACATAATCCACCTAACTTAACTCTTCAAGTGTACATCCTTTTACAAGATTTCCGTTTTCGTCATAAGAATTATTAAGATCGTATATAGTATCCGAAGCTGTATGGTTTTGAGCAAAAGTATACATCTTTGTGTTTTCAGGACCTATTGTCATAAGTTCTGTAGTAGATGTTCTAAATTTTCCTTGCCACATTGCCAATAACGTTAAGAAGCCACTCTTAGTATAAACATACGATCCGGTATTTATACTATCGTGTATTCTATTGTTTTTAGGTTGATCTTTTGTAAAGAAAGATATGTCTCCAGCCTCTAGCCTATTTTGCATTAAGTCTAGAATACCGTTATCTTTTATAAGCTATAATATACTGTATACACTATTATTTCCTCCCTTAGTTATTAAATCTACGAATGCCAAGTATAACATAGGTTCATCAGGGTTCATCTGTTGTAGTAAATATTGAACCATATTGGTATCTATATCTACGCCTATGTTTCTCATACTTTTTACAAACTACGATATAACAACGCTTAAGTCAGATCCTTTTGTCAAGTCGTAATTTACTTTGTTTATTGTAATCTTTCCGTTATTAGCTTTCGCCAACGTTAACGCGTTATACAATTCAGAAAGATATTTTTTAGAGTCTTTAAAGTTTGTAAAATTCTTATTAAGATCTCCAGACTTAGTAAATAATCCGCTGAAAGAAGAACGTAAGTTATCAAACCATTGTATTGGATATTGTTGCTGCGATCTATCGTAGTTGGTAGGATGGTAAGAATATAAATAATTTCCGTTTATAACTTTTCCGTTATCGTCAACTACAGATCTTATATACAAGAAGTTATAATCTAACTTTTGAGATTTTATAGATTGGAACAACTATGTAGTAAGATTTTCCATATCGTAATTCATCACAATACTTGCACCCTGTATCACATCTCCGGCTTTGAATATTATTTTTCCGTTCTTGTCGAGTACATCATGAGACCATCTTACAAACTTAGGATACAGATCTTCCTATGATAATTTGTTTTTATTAGAAATATAATGTTTAGGATCTAATAATTTTCCTTTATACATTACCATAGGTACGTTATCCATTCCGTCTTTTCTGTTGGTATATCTCTTATAAGATTGGAATCTAAATTGATATAAACTTCTTGCTATATTTTCATAAAGATAATCGTTCTTTCCTAGTTTTTTAAGTTTGTTATATAAATCTTCAACGTCTTTCACATCATGAAGATTTGATAATAATAACTAGTGTACTTGTTTGTAATCTAGGAAAGTAGTCATTCCCATAGAATTTTTAGAAGAAGATACTAAAACTCTCTGTTCGTTTCCGTTTCTATCTTTCTTATACAAAGATTGTACAATTCCATTATCAACATCCTCCTATGTAGCATATCTTAATGCAGGTCTAGTACTTAAGAAGAATATCATATTAGAAGATAAATCGTCAGACATCGAATGTGTGTAGAATTCGTCTGCGTGAGAATCTACATCTCGTGATATTTGACTAACATCGTCTCCCTCTTTGTTTTCTCTTTCTGTCTATTCCTAGTCTAGTCTAGAGTTAACACCCATGCTCTTCAACTTTGCGAGTATCATAGGTTTGATGTCTTCGTAATTGTTAAATATTTCTCTCATTATTAACACGTTGTTTTTAACGAGAGGCGTTATCTTTCCTTCTTTTACTAAATCATCCAATTCCTATTCAGACTTACCGCTCATTGTTACTATTCTATAAGTTTTTCCGAAATTAGAAATCGGTTTGTTGTTTTCGTCAAGTTTCGTATTAGTAAGATGCTCCTTAGAAATATCTAACTTGTCTAGATTAGAACCAATACTACTTATACCTTCATTCTTTATTATCAGATATACTAAATAATTAATTGCGTCGTCTAATTGAGTAGATGTGTATATGTGTTTAAATTCTACACCATTTCCGTTCTTACCTTTTATTTTCAAGTTAAGACCTTTTGGGAATCTATTTTTAAAATCGTTAACCTGTTCTTTGCTTATAGTTTTATTTGCGAATTTTCCAAAATCTGCATTCACAAACAAATTAGCAAGCCTTAAACTTTTTGTAACTTTAAATGCATTTATCCAGTCTTTTACATAAGAGAACAGTCTTCCAATTCTTCCCTCAAAATGTATAGCATCTTTACTATATAAGAAGAATAAATCTGCTAAAGCTTCCGCAACTTCTTCGTCTGTAGCGTTTTGCATGTTAAATTTATTCTTAGTAAATTTATACAAACTCTCACGCTTATTTTTATCCATAAGAAGTTCGACAACAGCATGGAAAGACTCGTGGTAATCAGTACCGGCTTCAGCTTGTCTAGAAATATATATACTAGCTGCAGTACACATACCGACAACATCTCCATCATACATTACCGATATAATATCGTCTATCATCTGTAAAGGTATAGAGTCTCCAACAATTCGTTTTATAGTTCTTCTTGCTACATTCTCTTCTATCTTTACATTAGCTTTTCCTTTTTGCTTATGGAAAAGACCTTCGTTGTCTGCCACAAAGTCTCCACCAAGAAGTTCGTTAACGTCGTCTATACTAACATCTTCAACATCTTCTTTCTCGTATCCTATGTTTCCGCCGACATTCTATTCTGGCTATACGTCTATATTTTCTACTTTTTCTGGTTCAGGATGTTGTTCTATATTCTACTACTGTTTGTTCGGTATTATTCCCTAAACTCCTGTAGCCGAGAAAATAGAATCTGTAACACCACCGTAGTTAGTAGTAAGCCAACCGTGTCTTATCATCCAGTGTAATCCTGTTATTCCTTTGTACGAACCATCTCCGTCAGGATCTACGTCTGCACGATTGAACACCATACTCTCTCCATAACTTATCTAGTTTATATTAGGATTGTTTTCGAAGAATTCTTGTAACTGTGAGAATATGTTGTTTTTATCTGTGTTTCTTGCCTTATTTGTAGCCTTGTTTAATACAGATATATTATTTGTATATAAGTATACATCTTCTACTAAACGTCGTTTTAATTGACCTACAGATACAGGATTATTCAAGTCATATTCTGTAGTAATTAATTGACCTTCTTCATCTCTGATTTGTAGTTCTACAATGTCTCTTTGTGCAACACCGTCTATTTCTTTGTATCTAAATACGAAATCGTTTCCTGTATTTTGTGCACCACGACCGAATCTTACGAGTGTAGATAACAACTAATATTTTGTTATAGGTCCAACAATACCAGAATTTGTAACAGCCAATTCCTACTTACTTGTGTCTTTCAGTAGGTTTATAATAAGATCAGCATCGGCATTTGTTATCTTTTTCGGTAAGAGTACGATTGGTATTTTATGGTTGCCGTTACCTTTATCCTCGTTATATTTTAAATCGTGTATCAGTACTACTTGTCCAGGAGATAATCTACGTTCTCCTGAGTTTGCATATATACCGTCTCCGTATATAGTTTTGTTTGCTTTATCTATAGTTTTTACAACACCCATTTTATCAGTAACACCTACTCGGTCTGTACCATTTTCTAACAGGTGTTCTATCTATTCTTCTGTAAAATCGAACGTGTCTTTTACATTTTTGTTTTCTTTAAGACTTATTATGACTCCATTTGTTCTGGATAATCCTGTCAAAACTAATTGGAAGTTTTTGTTTTTTATGTTTTCTTCGTTTTGTTGTAACGCTTCCTTTATTTGTTTTACTAAAGGATTCTATCCGTATCCGTACGGTCTTCTGTCCTAATCGTATTTTGCAAAGTAAATAGATACACTTCTAGCGTCATCTCCTTCTAATACAAACTATACGTCGTTTCCGTTTTGATCCTTAGTGTGATATACTATTTTTTCAAACGTTATCATGTAATCATGATTCATCAACGTTTTAATGTTTGTATCCAAATAGAAAGTAGTGTTTTCGATAAAATCTTTATTTGTAGTAATCCTTCTGAATTGTCTAAGCTTTTCGTTCTGCCTAGATACGTTTATATACCATACACGATCGTATTTTTCTATTTCTTTAAAGTCCCACTGTATATCTACAGGTATACTTTGTGTAGATACTGTAGGTGTTTGTTCTTGTTGATATTGTTCAGCTTTCTAAGATAAGTAATCCTATACTTTTTGTACAGCATTACTGTAATCAGTAGATAACTACAGATATTGATCGTGAATGTTTTTCAATTCAGATACAGGATCTTTGTTTATATCTATTTTATTTATTCTAGATTTTATATCTTTAGTTCTAGTAGAAAGTTGTTCTAACTCTCTATATAAGTTTGAACTCTTATTTATTTCATCGAAATGCTGATTTAAATAGTTTTTATCAGATTGTAACTGATTTTCTATATGATTTATGAGAATTAAATAATTTTCTTTTTCTTTTCTTATTGTGTTCTAAGAATCTTCGTCAAAAATCAAATAAGTATTCAAATCATCCTGTATTTCTAACTCTATAAAATTAGGTTTTTCTATTGATTTAATTTGTACAAGATCATTATCTGAAACAGAAGCTTTTACGGTAAATCCTAATATATTTATTGTTTTTACTTTCTGCCTCTACATAGTACACTGTTGTATCATCATAGAGTACAAAGTAAACTGTGTTCTATATTCGTCTCTTGCTGAAAAGTTAGATTTTGCAAAACTCCAGTCTATAGCTTCTACGTAATTAGAAGGTTGTGTGATTAACTTATCCCCACTAATTTTAACTTGAGTTCCGTATTTATAAGATCTCTTACTTGTTTTAAAGTCGATAAGATATACAGAACCGTCAGTATCAACAGCCAACATATCTGTTTCTCCTGCGATTCTTCCTATTCCTTCTAATTCAGTATACCAACAATATTGTTGCGGAAGTAGTATCCAACCTTTGCTTTCGAAGTCAGACTTTACATCTATTATGTCTTGTTTAAGTTGTTCGAATGTAGAATCGTCCATTTTGAATCTCGGTTCGTTTTTAACATCTTCTCCACTAAAACATCTTCTACATATTTCGTCAACTATTGTACCAGATATTACAGAAGTAGCAGGTAACTGTACCTTATCACCAATCCTATTTCCTACTATTTTAGATATATGATCGGTAGTGGATTTGCTCATTAGTATATTATCGTTAGAATAATATCCATCCAAAATAACATTATAGAAATCGTACAAGTTTTCATTATTTTTTACAGTTTTCAATAATGACTCGTTGTATTCCTATTGTAACTGTTTTATTTTATTTATGTATGAAATTTTAGACTTTTTATATTTATCTGCGGCATCTTGATTGTCATTTCTATGTTTGAATGCATCGATAAAATCAAGTCTGTATTTCTCAAGTTCTTCGAATATAGAATTCATATTGTCATATACAGTATGGTCTAATTCGAACATCTTCTTAAGTTTACTATGTACTCTAGGATACGCTTGTATATTTCCATCTTCGTCTTCTATAAAATAATCCATAGGAGAACGCAAATCGTATCTTATTTTTTTATTACCTTCTACCTTAAACTGAGAAAGATCCTATATAACATTTTTCTGAGCGTCTGTCATTTTTATATCTGGAACCTTCTGATCTTCTTCCTAATCTTGTTGTTCCTATTGATTCTGTTCAGGTTCGCTCGCAGGTTGTTCTACTTCTTTATTTGTTATCGGTTGTTCTTGTTCAGTGTTCTGAGATTCTTCTGGTCCAGAAGGTTTCTCTTCTTTCTAAACCTGTGGTTCAACGTTATCACGCTGTCCGTCTATATTTTCCTATTCGGTTTGAACATCGTCTTGTGTTTCCTCTTGTTGTTCTGTATAATAGTTTTTCTTATACCATTTAGCGTAATTATATTCCGTCTTTGTTATCTCTAATTCTTCTTCTCCGTTCTTTAAGAAATACTGTTTTCCTCTTTTGTACGGAGAATAATTTTCATCTACAAAAGATTCTATACGATTCGCTCTACTTGTATAACCATTTCTACTCTTATCGTTTAATAGATCTTGAGTATATTTTTGTTTCTATTCGTTTACATCTCGTCTTTTAGAAAATTCTTCTACACGTTCTTCAGATCCGTCGTTTTCTCTAAGTTGAGGAGATTTTATTTGCGTCATATCATCTATCTGATCTCTTCCGTCGAACCATTCTTCTTTATCGAAAGGAAGTTCACTTCTGTCCATTACGTCAGTTTTTGGATCATATAGATGTTTAGAATAATACTCAACGTCTTCTCCATTTTCGTCTTTTGCTACATTCAGTCTTACCGCATAAGTTTTTCCATCTTCTCCGACATATATATTATTACTGTCGTTTATTTCAGCGTCTTGTACGGCATAATCGTGTAGAACTTTATCATAGTAGTCAGACTCAACTTGTTGTTGTAAATACTCGTCTTGTTTTTTAGTTTCTTTGTATTGAGACAGTTGTTTTTTAGCGTATTTGGGATCTGTTATAAATTTATAAGCTTTTTCTATAGATAAATCTCGTTGTAATTTGTATTCATCTATAGTTTTTATGTTATTTATATAATCCTCACTTATAGGAAGACCTGCTTTCTTATAAAAATCTTCTACGTCAGAAAGAGTATCCATCTTATGAGCTTGCTTTCCTTGCTGTTCGTATATTTTATTTATATTTTGTTTTATTTTATTGACTTCTCTTTCTACGCGTTTTTGTATAAAAGACTGTCTACCGTTAAGTCTATCAAGAGCTTTTATCTCTTGAAGAGTTTTCATATTAGCAGCAAGCTTAGCTATCGTATCTATGTTAGAAATGTAATTATTATATCTATTTTGTAATTCTTGATATTTTTTCTAAACATTGTTTAACTCTTCTTCTGATAAATTTTCAGTATTTACCAAACTTGTTATTCCGTTTTGCTCTCCGATATAACTCTATAAGAAATTCTAATCTAAATTTCCAGCACTTACTTGATTTTCTAAGAACTGGTTAAAAGTAATAGGAGTTTGTTTTTCTTGATTACGTACAACCTCACTTAAAGAATCGTTGTCTTCTTTTATTTGCTGTTGATTTCTATATAGCATCGCTACAAGTAGATCGTAATCGTCGTTGTCTATAAGATTGAACTTTTTATTTTTGATTCCCAATCTATTAGCTAACTGTTGTGTTTTTTGTGAATATCGAATGTTTTCTATATCCTACACCATAGCTTTATCTTCAGCTATCCACTCTTCTGGTATTCCCTATTTTACACCACCTTCTTTATATGATTGATTTAGTTTATCATTATATTGCTAATACTAATCTAATACATCTATCAGGTTTTGTTTTCCCCTCTATGTTCTTAGTTTTTTAGAATACAACTTTGCCTTTTCGATTTGAGTGTCACCGTTTATTTTATCAGCTATTATATTGTTGAGTATGATATCTCCATCCTTCATCTGTTGTACAGCGTCTACTCCAGTACGAACAATATTCATTGAACCTCCTTGTACAAAAGATCCTAATATACCACCAGCCATGCTTTGCCATATTTCCTATTCTTCCTACGAAGCCTTGTCTGGATCTTTGAACAATAAAGAATACCACAATCTAGGACCTCCCAGTATAGTATTAGGAATCTATTTATAGACATCATAGTACTAATCAGAAGGATTGTGCATTCTTTCGTATTGCTGTTCTTGCTGCAAACCTTCTTCTACTGCTTCAGAGTAGGCTCCTATCACAGATCTCTTAGCTATATCTTTTACTGCTCTATTTGCTACTCCAAGATTATATCTAGTCTGTAGAAGTCTTTTTGGCATCTCTTTGGCTATCTGTGAAACGTTTGCTGTTCTTCGTACTCCATACTCTACCATCTTGTCTACAAGCTGTGTAGCTTTTCCTTTTGAATTCTTTAGAGCACTTGTTACAAATTGACCAGCTTTAGTTCCAGCTAACGATTCTCCAATGTTCGCAAGACCTTGTTTTGCGCCCTTTACAGCTTCTATTTTGGACAGTTTTGCAAACTTACCAACAGGTGTAGTTTCTATAGCCATGTCTATCCAAGAGTCTAATAGATTAACTCCCTGTCCCTACATGAACTACTTCATTGAACCTGTAGTAGCATTCATTAAAGTCTTTCTGACTTTTATGTCTTTGGGAATATAATCTCCTCTGAAATAAGCGTTTATTATATCCTCGTCAGTAGCAGCAGGATTTCCGATAGCTTCTCTACCGTCCTATAAAAACGTTCTATACTATCCTTGTTCAGTCAAAGACGATCTTACTATCTCTTTGTATGCCTAATCTACGTTAGCAAAGTTTTCGTCTGCTCCCTGAGCTACCTACGACACATAGTTTGCAGCTTGTAATCCTACTCGTGCAGCTCTTCCTATCGGCAACATAGTAAGAAGTCCAGTAGCTGTGCTAACAGCCATTTTATTAGTATCAGACAAAGATGCTCCTAAAAGACCAGGAGCCATCCACAACTTCTTAGGATTGAACGGATTTAATATTTGATTTGCTTCTTGTTCTTTATTTAAAAAGTAATCACTAACTGTATATTTGCTGGTATAACTATTCAAATCTTTAGTATCTCTTTCGATATCTTTTCTCCAGAGATTTTTCATTTTCTAAGATTGATTCTCGTAAGCACCTCTTATTCTTTTAAGGTTCTGTCTTGCTTCTTCAACCATCTGAGGATTTCTTGTAGCCAATCCTTTCTACAATTTGGTTATGTTCTCTCTAAATCCTAATAGAGATCCACCAAGTCCAGTTCCAAAATCAAAATTAAAAGAACCTCCTCCACTGGTTAAATATTCTTGCGCATTAGATATTGCAGCTCCCAACAAAGTATTAGATTCGTATGTTCCTGCAGATTCTATGTTTTTTTCAAATTCGTCTTTTTCCTTAGTAAGTGTATTTATTCTGTTTTTCAACATGTCTAATTCCAAAGACTCTTCTCTAGTAATACCCTATCCTGTTCTACTAGTATATTTGTCTATAAGACTATTTCTTCTATCTGTATCTGCTATTAATTGGTTACATACATCTACATATCTATCTATAGAAGAAGAGTCTAACACGTTAGATATCTAATCAGCTATTTGTAGTTTACCATTAGATGTAGCTATCTGTGTCTCATTTTTTCTCTACATCCATACGTTGTACGCATCGTTTAGTAAATCTTGTTTTTTAGCTTTATTACCAGCAAATATCGATTGTATTCCGTTAACAACACCGTGCACATCGAGAGTAGATATCTGACCTAACGCATACAAAGCTCTGTCAAAATATCCTTCAGGCTGTTCTCCTGACTTTATCTATTCGTATTTTCTTTTAGCTTCTAATACTCTAGGATCTGTATTTATATACCACTGCTTTTCTTTTTCGTATTCTTTTACAGCATCTTCGTATGGAGCATAATAGAAATCCATATCTCCATTCCTACTATTTTCTGCTATGTTTCTCTTTCTTTGCAACTATAAATCAACATTATATTTAGATCTAGCTAATATTTCGTTTCTGTTATTTATTCTTCTTTGTTGATTTCCAGTAGATCCTTCGTTTATCCAATTCTTAGTTTGTGTATTCCAGCCCATATTCTAAACCTCTATAGGCTATAAAAACTAATTAGGATCTGTATTTGAATCGTCGTCATTCAGAAAGAAAGGATGTAGATTTATGTTTTTATTTTGAGAACTCTATGTAGCAGAATAAGTAGGCTTAAAGCCGCCTTGTTGCGACTATTGAGCCTACTCGTTCTATTGCTGTTGTTCCTTCTATTTAGTATTAGAAGATCCCGTATTATTATTCTACTATCTTCTTTTGCTTAATTCTCTAAGACGCTCTCGTCTAAGTACGTCCCACTCCCATTGATTTGCATTCTATACTGCAATCTATGAAGCGACGCCTTGCATTCTTTTTATATCCATATCAATCTTCTCCTGTGGATTGTGTTTTTGTTACTTGTCTTCTTCCTAGTGTTTTTACGTCTACGTTATAATCCATTACAGACTGTTTATTTGTCCACTTTGTTCCTTCCGGATATATAGACATCATTCCGCTAGGATCGTTATAAGAAGGAGCTCCTTCGTTTATCTTCATATAACCTTCTCCAATGTATTTACCGTCGGTATCGTAAGTCTTAATCTGACTATACTGTTGTATCTATCCGCTTGTACCAACTTTAGTAAACACTCTACCTGTAGGTTGTGCGTAAACGTGTGGAGCATATTTCTTATCTTCTACTAATTCATCTTTGTCATCACGATACTTATCGTAAGCCATTCTGTTTCTAAGTTTTCTAACGTATCCTGATTTTACAGGTTTAACGTTTCCGAAACTGTTAACTACAAACTCGTCTGTACTTTCTATATCGTCTAGGTCACTTGGATATAGATAGAATACTTTACCCTTGTTGAACGAGCTTACTGTATTATATTTTCTTCCTAATCTTGCAGGAAGCATTTTCTTATCTTCAGTCATCTATCCTGTATAATTTAAGAATCTATTCTTATAATTATTATAAGCTGTTCCTGATAAGTTAAACGTTCTTCCTAATTTCATATTTTTCTTCTTCCATCCTAAGAACGAATTCTTTGTTTGCGTAGTTGCAAAATTGAATCCCATATCCGGATTTCCATAATATGCATTTACTGCTTTTTGTCCACCAGACAAACTCAAAGCTCCTCTTACTAGTAATGACTGATTATAGTTTACAGTATTTGGTTTCTTTTGAGTTCCAGAATTATTAGCTTTCCATTTAAGTTTATCCATATCGTGCTTGTGTCTTAAATTCTCAAGAGCTATATCGTGACTATATTTAATTCTTTCCATATAGTAAGGATTAACTTCTCTCTTCTTTCTAGTAAGCACGCTATTTCTACTATATATGGAATCTTCTAATAACTTATTAGCCCTCTATCTTATACTGTCTTCTGTTTCTCCAGGCAACGCTGTAGATCTAGCGTCGTTTAGAGCTTTGTTGTAGAAGAATTTTCCGTAATCATTAAGTAAGAACTCGTTGATGTTATCGTTTATTGCCCCTCTTATCTTCTTTTCAGAAGTAGTATAGTAATCAAATCCATCGTTTTTCTTTTTTGTCAATTCCTCATCGAATTCTGAGTCTATACCTGCCATCCAAGGACTTGTTAGTTCTTTTAGATCTTTATATTCCATAGGAGAAGTTCTATCCCACATTCCACTATCTACAGTACTCCAATCCTAAAAAGACTTACCACCTAATAAAAAGTTTTCAAACTCCGGATTCCATCTTCCTTGCGATTGTAACTTAGATCTATTTTGAAGATATTCTTCTCCAGCTTTAGCAGACTATTTCAATTTAGAAAGAGTTTCTCTAGGTACACTTCTTATTACTTTATATAAATACTGTCTGCCCTCTTGAGATCTTATCGGATCTACTCCTATTTTCTCTAAATCGTTATATGCTTTCTCTACTCGGTCCATTGTGAGTTGGTTCCAAGTATCTACATCTTTAGAAAAAGGACTCATAAAATCTCCGTATTTCGATACGAATTCGTCTTGTGCTTTCAGTCCTCTTTCGTATTCATCTTTTACAGCCGATATGTATGCATTCATCATTCCGGTATCGTATAGATCGGCAACCGGATACACAACGGCTTCATCTCTTCCGTATATCATAATTATTTATATAATTTAATAAGATTTTTAAAACTTAAATCAAGACCGAACGGTGAAGTTTCAGAACTATATGTTTTAGTAAACGTCGGCATTGTATTTCTCGTTGAAACTCCTCTTGCACCTTCTAATTGTGCTAATTTTTCTAACTGTTCGTCATTTAATCTTTGTCTATACAAATCAGCAGTATCTTTCCAAGTATCGTATTTGAATTTGTTAGCATAAGCAGAATTAATCTGGTTAAGCATGTTAGATATCGCAATGTCTCTATTCTTATATTTAGCACCGTGAGAAGCAACGTAATCAGCCCAATCGTGCTGTGCAGCTTGCATTCTATTACTCTGGTCTTTAGCTCCAGCATTTAACAACTGAGTATAATAATTTTGTCTAGCGTTCATATTTGCTTCTTGTGCCGTATTGTATACCTTAGATATATTCTATTGCGTTCCTAGAATGTTTGCTATTCTTCCTAAATATCTCTAAGCTCCGCTTAATCCTCCAGAATTATTTATACTATATTGTCCCATTCTACTTATTCTTCTTATAGCATCCAATTCAGGATATATATTATATCTATTTCTAGCTAATCCTGCTAAAGCTTCAGCTTGATATGGATTTTCACGATATGTATTGTGGTAACGTATCGGTTGATTGTTATAAGTAGAATACTGATTTAATGCAGCACCTATTCCTGCTATAGCTGGAAACAGATAAGAATTCTTTCCGGAATCGTATCCGTACGTTTCATATCTATTCTGTATTTCGTGTTGTATTTTCTGTCTATTCGATATGTTTCTTAGGTTGTCCATAATTGGTTGTTTATATTTATCTATCTCTCTATTTTGTACATCTTTTGTTTTTTGACTGAGAGAACTTAATTTATCATATCTTCCAGATTTATCTCTAAGCTTATTTATGTATTGTAATTTCATTGTATAAGGTGCCGCCTAATCTGAAAATTTAACTCCGTTAGACCAATCTATATCATTTCCTAATATTATATTATCGTCGCCTTGTCTAACAGAAGATGGTTGGTTATCTACTCCTCTTTTTCCTTTAGATACATAAGTTGCTGTTTCGTCTTGTAGATTCAATATACTTTCTCCTTTTCCAACCATACTATTTGTCGGACCTTTATGATATCCGTACGGAGACCATACGTTATTGTCCTTTCCATTATTTGCGTATATCATCTTGTCCTAATTTGAATCGTTATTTAAATAATAATTTCTATATAATGCGTCAGACTATGCTCCAGATCTATTATACTAATTCAATCTTCCTGTATATTGTTGAGCTTCTCTGATTCTTCTTTTTAATTTTTCTTCTCTAGAACTTCCACCAAACAGTCCAGCAATACCTCCTATTAATCCTCCTGCGACAGCTCCTATCGGACCTCCTATAGAATTTCCAATAGACGCTCCAGATGCAGCCAAACCTAATGTATTACTTGTATTTTCTGCTTTTAATTGTTTCATGTTACCTTCGGAGTCTACAGAATTTTGTTTTTCGTAAGAAATACCATCAATAGTACCGGTAGAAGATCCGGCTTCTCCTAAAAGTTCATTCTACGATTTTACACCGCCAAATGCGTTTGCTATCTATCCTCCAAACTGTAACAATTGAGGAGCGTAATTCATAGTAGTATCTAACGCTCCTTTCATATTTTGTAAAATATTTCCGTATTTGTTAGTTTGTGTATTATTATTCGTATTTGTTATAGGACTATTGTTTATGTTAGTAACAGTAGGTATACTAGATGTTAAAGCCTAACTCGTTTCTTTTAGTAATGAATTCTAATCAAAGAACGGAGTCATAGGTCCGGCTCCGTTATATATAGGATCGTATATACTTCTAGGCTGGAATGTTATTGATTTTCCAGCCTGATAACGATTTAATATTCTTTTTCTATCTTTTAAGCCCATGATATTCTATATTTAGTTAAGATATAAGATAAAGACGCATCGTGCTCAGTATTATCGTTGTATATACTACAAATCATATATTTTCCTCTGATTCTATTTCCAAATTTACTAATATTTCCTTCAGAATCAATAGCTCTAGGGATTGAATATCTAAAATTGCCTTCTCTATCTGTAATCTACAAATCTGTTGTTTTTGTATTATTTAATTCTGTTTTCCATTCGTATGTATGACCATTTTTAAAATAATCCTTAGGTATATCTAAATTATCAGATACTAATTCCTAGTTATCAAAAACCTTAGTATATAAAGGCTGATCATTTACTACATACTATATATATGTGTGTATTATATTTCCATCTATATCTCTACAACTATACTCTCCGTTTTCATTGTATTTTTTATTCCATTGAGCTACTTTTATATTTCCGTCTCCTGTTTTTAAAACAAACGTACCGTTTTTGAATTTTACATAATTGTCAAACGGTATAGTACATACAGATGTAAATATTCTATTCTATTCACTATATATTATAGAATTGTTATTCTATAATACTTTTGATATTAATTCGTTATAATAATTATCATAAAACATACACGTCTACTCTTCTTCTATATCAGAATGTAAATCGTGCATTACATTTTGTGTTTTATATTGTTTGTTCAGCTATACTACAGATTGTCTATTAAACGATTTCAATTCTTTGTTGTGATCGTCATACCAATATAACTAACTATCTGATTGTGCATCACAATATTGTTCTTCATGCATTCCGGATGTCTAATCGTAATAATCGTATCTGTCCAATACTCCTCCGGTTCCTAATATAAGACTTTGATTGTTACTGTCTATTATTTGAGATCGTTCTTTCACACTTAATTGTCCGAAAGCATTTTCTTGCCAAAACATCAATCTGTTTTCAAAATTTCTCATATTAGTAATAGGACCGTATCTCGTATCGACATCTATATAGTCTGCAGGTTGAAACTTAGTCCAACTATCTATATTTTCGTTATTTAGTTTTACATTAGAATTATGACATCTGTAATCAATTTCGCTTACATTCTCATCGTTCACATTACTTTCGTGAGAATATACTTTAGTATAATTGTTACTTGAATATACAGTATTATAATTATACAAAGGATCTATCTAAGCGTAATAATTATTTACGTTTGCAGGTTCTATCTGTAGATTAGATATTCCGCTATCCTTATAGTTTCTACTATATTCGTTACCATAAGTATAAGCTAAGTTTATATTGGTTTCTACAGGTATAGAATATGCTATCATAGTAGTAGTTGGAGATTTTATTTTTGGAAAATAATATTTATGTAAAGATATATATTCCATAGGCATTATGAAACAATCTCCGTCAAATATACCGTGACTATTATTATTAGCTTCGAATAAGTTTCCATAACTATAATAACTATCTAACGTTCTAGACACATAATCGTAACCGTTATACGGAACAGTATCCTATTGTACGTTACATATATATGTTCCAAGTATACTATTCATATATATAACGTCTGTATCTAAAGATGATATTAAATCTTCATATCTAGATATTATAGTACCGATATTTGCTTGATACCTATTTAACGCGTAATAATTATTTATTATATCATAAAAACTACCACTCTTTCTCTTAGAATAGTATTTCATAGATATCGCACCTATTGTTTTGTATAATATATTATCTGTATCTTTTAAATATATCAACATCGTTCTTCCACCAGGACCAAACATTTGGTCAGAAAGTCCTCCGTTAGATAAATCATTCAAACCGCTTCCTACAATATTATTCGAAGAATCAGAAGTACCTAATATTGTCTATTCTTCATACATACCACCACAGAAAAAGTTACAAAAAGTACAACTTCCTATTGAAGTACTGAAATCTGTATATTTGTATTGTATCTTATCGTCGTCGGTTATTTGTAAAAATTCATCCCATTTTATTTCGTCTGCCATTTTTACATCACCGATTTCATATCTGTCTGCGTTTTGATAGTTTAGTTTGTATTTTTCATATTCATCCGGTTTGCCTATTACTCGATTGTGATAAGATTCTTCATTATATATTCTAAACGCTAAATCCAAACCTTGTTCGTACAATTTAGAATATGAAAATACTTCTTTGGATACGTTGTTATAATTTCTATCTGAAACTTGATATGAATGTTTGTTGTCGTCTTTATTATAATAATCTGTACCTGTTCCGTACCATGTAGCAACAAAATTTTTATTCATTGTTGTTTCAGACGGATTGGTTACGTAATATTGTGATATTGTAGTTTTTATGTAATCAAACACACTCTTACATCCTATCTGTCCAAGTAATTCTGTATTTTCTCCAACACACACTTGATATCCTCCGTCTGCATCTTCTGTGTATACACCTAATGGTTTATTTAAGTTAGAATATGCAGTAGATGCAAATGTGAACTTGTATGTATTTGATTCTAACATATTCATTCCTACATTAAAATGATCTGTAGGTACTGATATTGTATATAACTATTTATCGTAATCGAAATCTTTATTTTGTCCGAATATATAATTTACAGGATGTAGAAATATATTAGATTTCTACAATAAATCCTATGTAGAATCTTTTTGATACAATATCTCAGGAGATATGAATTGGTATAAAAATCTGTTTTCATAATTATCCGCTTCGTATCCATCATAATCCTCATTAGATATAGATTCGTTTCTAGCTCTCCATTTCTATCCTACCCAATAGTTTGCAGTAGTAATAGTACCTGTCGGTACATAAGGTTGTCCTACTATGTTTACGTTTGTAGCACTCTTATTAAACTGTCTTTGAACAGGTCTAGATAAAACACCTTGTGTTATATTATGAATATCGTTATCGTTTCTATTACATCTTACTATTTCATAATATTCTATCTAGTCGTCAGCAGATTTTCCTTCATTGTATTTGTTTATATCCACTGTAAATTCTACACCAAGTGGTCTAACTTTCAGATCGATACCGTTAGTCTAACTAGTCATCCTATTTGAACAGAATGTTTCAAATCCGTTGGTAGATTGATTTGGTGTTCTGATATCACATATCCATTTTACAGCAGACTTTTTACCGTTTTTTCCGTACAGTACAATTCCGTATCTATATAATTCGTCTCTCTTTAAAGATTTTAACGCATAAGAAACTACCGGATTTGAATAATTATAACCATTTGAACAATTAGAAGAATACATTTTAGAAAAATCAACATTTTTCTAAGTATCATAATCTATACCGGTGTCTTTTATGTAAGAACATTTGATATTAGAATCTAGAGGTTTTGTATTGTCTAACTTTATAATGTTACTAGAACATCCAACAGTTCCGTCATTTTTATCTGATACGAACTCTGAACTATCTCCGTCCAATTCGGTTATTATAAACCTCCAATTTATGTATTTTCCGCTACCTCCATAATATCCATTAGTGTCAAATCTACAATAGTTTTTATCGTCAAGTTCTCCGCTATAATCCACAAATTCCTAAGACATGTCATTGTACAAATTATAACAATCAGCATCTTTTGACACGCTGTCCCAATCAGGATTACTACTGTTTATTACGTATTCTGCATTAGAAGTATCATTACAATCATATAGATAAGAATTGCCAGCAAGATTGAATCTATAAGATCTAGAATCAAAATCGTCGAAAGAATGATTGTAGTCTTCTTCTTTTATGTTTGCAGCAAACATGTAGTCATTCTTAGATTCTATTACTTTCGGTATTATGTGAATACCTGTTATACTGTTATATTCTTCTAATGTTAATTCAGAAAGAGGTTCCTATCCGTAATCTGCAATATCTATATATTCATCTTCTGTATCTATAATATTGTTATATATTACTTCTACAGAAGGCGTCTGTCCGTTTTCTATATAACTTATTCTATATACAATTATTCTGTTCATAAATCGAACATCCTACGGAACATGTATTTTTAATTTTACACCAGTTCCTGTATCTTTATCTTTATCGTCACCTTGTATATTTTTTCCGTCTTTGTTATTTGGTCTTAATACTATCGGTATTAATTTTGTAGGAACAGATACATCAGTAGATATTCCATTTTTATTGTATATTCTATAAGAATATTGAACCAGACTTGTTTTTAAATTTCCACTTGTAAATCCATTTAATATCGGAGATTCAAATATAGACTTGTTAATAGATTCTATCTATGAAAAATCATCAAGTATTCCGTACGAATTCATTATATTTATGACGATTATGTTGTGATAACCGTCAGCTATATATAATTTTATATATTTATCACTTTCGTATCTAGTGACAGTACTTACTTTATTTAATTCTTTTGTAGGATCTCCCAACGGTTCATTTATTTTACACACAAGTGTAAAATTATAATCTCCTCCGTTATTTTCAGGATTTTCAAATCTTATTACAGCAAAACATTTATTTTCGTTTTCAGTAAACGATATAATTATTATACCATAATTTCTTATATTATTTGTTGATATTATTTTTATATCTTTTGGATTGTTGAATACTTTTTCATCATTATGAGTGAAAGAATCCAAATTACAATCTACAGAATTACCAACACCTTCCATAGATTTGACTTGTCCGTACGAATTGGTATTCGAGGATTTTCCGCTTTCGTTTAAAGAAAAAACTCTTATGTTTTCTGCAAATGTATAACTATTACTATCTACCAACTCGTATGACGTGTCTGTATCCATTCCTTTTATGAATGAATTTATTTGTGTTTTAATTGCATTTTCAGTACCCATAATAGTAATCGTTATAATTTAATTGTCTTCTTCCAACACCTTTAAAGAACGTGTCATCAGAATCCCATTCTGGAATTAATTTATTCCATTCGTTTTTAATACTTCTCATATCACTTTCTGTAGGCATCATAGCTTCTGCGTATGCTTGATTCCTATAGAAATTCCATTGTTGGTGCAGATAAAAATATACTTTCTGTGAAGCAGATATACTTCCTCCTAATTTTCCCTATAAGTATTTAGGAAATGATAATTTCATCATAACGTACCAATATATTGCTTCCTGATAAGATGCTAAATCGGGTATTAATGGATATCCTCGTTCATCTACTGCTATTGCTTTATAAGATAATTTTACATATCCGTCTTTTCTATTCAATACTATCCATCCGGGTTTTGTAAAAAACGTAACATCTTTTCTCAAAACATCTAAATTTTTATCTGCGTATTTAGTAAGATTGACCTCGTAGAACTAACTTTGAGTAGTAGGAAGTTTATATCTCATTGGCTATTTCGGATCTTCCTATTCTATACAATTTTCAGGTCTATCTATTGCTAAATTATCTAAATCATACATTGGACCTATTGGTAATTTTGGTCCGCTGCATTTTACAGGATTACTTTTAAATTGTCCTGTTTCGGTTCTAGCAGGAACCCACGGTCCGTCTTCATTTGTAGAATATGCAACAGCATTTAAATGCTGTAGATCTTCTGGGATAGGAACTTGATGATCCTATACTTTTAATATCGGAAATCCGTCTGAACCGGATTCTTTCTATATATATTGCATAGGAGCGCCTATTTTCTCAACAGCTTCAAATATCCATTCCCTGATATCAGATATTCTTATATCTTTTTCTTGCATATCTGAATCAGCCATTATCTTAGCGATGACAGATTCACATTTTGTATATTTGTATATCATCTATGTTTATATAATCTTGATTGTTAAATATAAGTTTTGCCAACAGTCTTTTATTTTTCCTTACAAGTTGTAATTGATATTTATATCTTTCCGGAAATGTTTTTGGTATTTTAGACCAGAATAATCTATATTTATATCCATCGGAATGTTCATTAAGATGATATATTATCTTTCCAAACTCTTTGGAAGATTTATAATCTATAGACAATCTGTTTTTATCTAAAGTTTTAGGTTTATATTTCACTATACACAAATATCCAAATCCGTAAGGCATCGTTATACATTCTGATTTATATAACAAATTATTAAGTATAACATTACTAAATTCGTATAAAATGTTTTTATAAGTAGAATAATCTATATTTTTACCGTTGGTTTTTGTATATTCTTTATAAGAATCTCTATAAGTAAACGAATTATTTTTCATTCTGCTAATCTCCCTTTGGTTTTATTCCCGATAATGTAGAATTATTATCGTCGTCGCTAGGTAGGCTTAACATAAACGCTAATTCATTGTTAAATATTAATTTTTTAATATCTGGAACCATCCATCCAGGTATTTGTATAGAATCTTCATCTTCGTCTGTAGTATCTACAAAGTTACCTGTAATCCAAATATATTTGAGTCTGTTTAAATCAGTAAGTCCTTGTACATAAACGTACCCGTTTTCATACCAGTATGTCATTTCTCCGAATGTGTATTTTCTGAAATAATGATAATGTCTACGTTTATCATTCATCTTTTGTATGACACATCCTTCTTGATCACACACACTTATTATGTTTGCGTCACTGTCTCCTAATAACTCTGGTATTTTTTCTTTAGTTCTTTTTCTGTGAAGACACGTATTATCGAGAGATTCTTCTTCGATTAGTTCTACAGGTCCTATTGTAGTCTAAAAACTATCGTCGGATTTATCTTCTCCGTCGTCTTCGTTTTTTTCGTTCTTTTTGTTTATCAAGTACGATTTATACGCAAGTACCCATGTTGCAATCTATGCTCTCGACAGGTCTTCACTTTCGCTAATATTATTATTGCGTACCAATAATAGTATATCGTCTATCATTGATTTAAGTGAAAACATATTCATATCAACTCTGTTCTATTACTCTAACGCTATCTTCTTTAATCAAATTGTTTGTGTTTATTATTCTATATTTATATCTAGTTACTTTTTTGAAATCTAAAGTAAATAAGCGTTGGAAAAAATTTTTCTTATTTTTATATTCTTTCTTTTTATAAATATATAAATACTAAGTATTTTTAAAATCTAATCTTATATTTACACTATCTTTTCCTATAGTATAAAATACTTTAGTAAGATCGTTGTACTATATACTATCTTTATATATAGTATCATTTACTACAACAATCTAACCCCCTACCCCCTTACTCTTATTAACGTCTATAGTTTGAGTCTAAGTTGCAGCGGTGTTTAAATCTTTAGCATTTATTTTATATTCTTCTCTTACGCTATCTAATTTATTTATAGCTTCATCATTATATTGTTTCAAATCAGCCATCTATAGCTTTAAAACATTATTGGCCTACTAGGATGCTGAAATAACACCCTAATAGGCCTCTATGTTATTATTAGCCATTTCTAGGCTTTCTGAGAGCTTTTTATTTTGATTATGCATAATTATACCATAACCGAGAAATAACGCAGCACAGGCGCAAAGAATGGCATCAATGGCGATTCTTTTGTTGTTTATTAACCAATTTATTATCGTCATCATTTTGCTAAATTATATTGTCATCTATATCCATTATGTCAGAACCCTTTTTCTTTAAGAATTTACTTATCAGTTTCCACGGTCCTTCTGGGTTTAGTGTGTTTAGATTTTCCAATATAGAAAGTATTTCAGTCAAACATATAATCACAGCTATACCTCCAGATAGTATGAAATTATCACCATATCCTATTACATACTCTAATAGGTGTGCCAATAGTATTAAAGTAAATTCGTCTTTTATTTTAGTAAGAGTTCCTTTCCAGTTCTTTTTACTAGTGATTTTCTTTCCTAGCCGTTTTGCTACTTTGATTCCATAAATCATGTCTGTGATAGAACATGCAAAACAGGCGATTAACAATCCAACTATTGGAGATATATATGCGACTAATATAGCCGATGCAGCAACAGCTAATTTTCCTATTTCTGTACCGTTGCTTATCGTATTAAATGTATTTCCAATAGATGCTAATATGTTCATAGTGTTATTTTGATTTCCACATATCGCATTCCCACTATCTACGTTTTATTAAACCGTTTAATTTTTTTCCTCCGGCATATACCCACCTCATTATTTGATTACATATAGCGTCGTCGGAATATCTATTTTTTATGTATTTATATAACGTAGATCTTTTGAATGCAGAAGTACCTAAATTAAATATGAAATCGGCAAGGGCATCAAACTAACCTTGTGTTCTACACACATTTATACTGTTTAGGTAGTCCACAATAGGCTATAAATCCTAGTATAAATATTCCACAGACTGTTGTTTAGTTATTTTTTGTCCTTTTTTTACTCCTTTTGTGTGTCCATACCCTATAGTATAAACACCAGCCGGACATTTATAAGCTGTGGTTCTTAAACCTTCAAAATTACATATTGCCTATATTAATGTATCATCTGCCTAAAATATCATATTATAAATTAAAATAAGATCTAACCCAATGCGGTCTGTCTGCATCTGAGAGTTGAGCAGTAGATAAATCATAACAAGCAATTATAAATTTATCTTTATCTTCTCCTATCCACTTATTTATAACATTTCCCTGATCTGAAGCGAATTTATTCATAGTAACATATAATGCCCATTTGTTATAATTAGGAGCGCATTCACAATGTAAATTCTATTCAGCAAGTCTGTTAAACAACCACATTGAATTTTTAAACATAGCTCCTTTTGTACCATCGTAATTTACAAAATTACTCAGTATCTAAGAAGCTTCGTCTTCTGTTAAATAATTATTATACTACTTCATTCCGTCGTAGTATTCATACATCCTATCTACAAACTCTCTATCGTATTTGTTTGCTTCGGTTATTAATTTTTGTATTATAGATTTTTGTATCTATTTTTCGTTGATGTCTTCGCTTATGTAAGCCGACATCTTATCTATTTTATTTTTCTGTTCGTTGCTCATTTTCAGAAGTATTATTTAATTTATTTACTAATGTTTCTATCATACTTTTCATATCTTTTACTTGATTTTCTAAATTTGAAAATCTTTCATCGTATTCTTTTTTCTCTTTTATTGCGGGATTATATTCTGATAAGATATCTTGACAACGATTTACTATATTTTTATTTGTTTCTACAGATTGTAATATCTATTTAGACTGATTACATAATGCTTCAACCTCTTTCAATATTAAATCTTTATCGGTAGATATAACAAGACTGTTTATGTATCCTATTTCGGTAGAATCTTTAAAAGTATAAGTACACGTCTAATTTCCATTATTTTCTGTATTATACTGTACTGTTACATCTACAACCATTCCTCTACCTGCTCCAGCATTTTTAATATCAATATGAGGAGCGTTTATATTAGTTACTTTACCTTCATACAACTTCACTATGTTCTTATCAAATAAGTACACAGGATAATTTGTTTTTAAATCTTTAAATGTCATAATCTTTCAAATTGTATAATAACAAAAAAGGGAGTGTTTCCACTCCCTTCATTGCACGTATTTTAAAATTTTAAATTACGCAGCCGCAGTAGTAGTTGAAGTGGGCTTCAATTGAGAGATCAGATAAGCACTCTGTCTGTACTGAGAAAGTTCTGTTCTTACATCATCATACTTCTGCTGCAACTCACTATTCCAATGGTTATTCAATACATCAATTATTCTTTGTGTATTAGAATTTCCGGCGTTAAGCAAGTCACACGTCTGTTTCTGGGTCTCATACGCAACTGCAGAGAAACCGCGCTCTAATCCTACGTTTACACCTTGTATAGCATTAGAGAGAACATTCGTCTGATTGCAATTTGCAAGTTGATTCTCGTATCCCATCTTTAAGATACTCTGCTGTGTTTGGCAGCAGCAGTTCTGGATAGCCTGAATAACATTGCAATCGCCCATATTCACAGCATTGATTACTCTTTCGGAGCTGAAACCGATTTGTCCAGCCACTTGCTGTATGCCAGAGCGTACGTCGCAAATTGCAGAATTCAAAGTATTGAAATCGCAATTTAGATTAGCTGCTAACTGACGAACGGCATCGGTAGTTCCCTTAATACCGTCCATTACCAAATTCGCATTCTGGTTATCGCTAATCTGGTTCTGAAGAGCCATATACTGAGCATTTCCTGCACAATCTCTTTCTCCTCCCCACATACGATTAGCAAACATCATCCATACTAAATAAATGAATGGGTTATTCTACCAATTTGATCCACCATTCATAAGAGCCATAGCCTCCCAAGCGTTATTGTTGTTATAAGCGCTAGGATGGTCATAACAATAAACTTTTTCTGTGATTTTATCTTCCATAAGAATAAATAAATAAAAATAAATTAAAAATAGGTTAGTTATAAATAAAAATCTCGTGTGCGCACGAAAAATATATGTAATTACTTATATATAACGTATAAACCCCACATGAGTGGTTTCAAAAAAATGTCACTTTTTTCAATAAAAAATTAAATTTTTTGAATATTTAAGAATTATCTTTTACTATAAATCTACAACCTGATCTTTTGATATCTACTGTTCCTACGTATTACTATGTATCTATTGTTCTCCGTTGTACACTTTGATTACCTATTTGGTTCCCAACCGTATGTCTTTAATTTGTAATTGTCCAAGTATAATTCCCATATTATATATTTAATTTTATAATATATAAATACAAACGTAATAATTCATTTTTATATTTCTAAATTACGTCTTGTGTATATTCTATATTTTTTAAATTGTTCAACGTATGTATTATAAGTTGATTCCAATCGTATTTTATATTATTATTATTCGCAAAATCTATAACATCAAACACTCCTAAAGAATGATATATTATATTTTTAATATTATCTGAATTTTTAGTAAGACTGTTTGCATTATCGTTATTATAATAATATCCAGCATACGGAATAAATATTCTACGATTACATATCATATTTAATTTGGTAATCGTCGGACCGTCTTCGTTATATCTGTTTTCAGAATATTCAACTTTGTCGAATAATTCTTTTTTAAACATGGCTGAATTTAAAAACTTATAGTTTTCAGACGGTTCTATTATCAATTTGTCTGATCCAGATATATCATAAAATTCAGGAATTTTTTCTATAAGTTCTCCATATTTTATTATTATTCTACCAGATTGTATACTGTCAGCATTATATTGTATTGCATAGTTTATTAATGTTTCCACATATCTGTCATCATAATAATCATCACTGTCTAAAAAACAAATATAATCTCCTGTTGAATTTTCTATTCCTGTTTTTCTAGAACATCCGCATCCCATATTAAATTCATGATTTATTAGTATTATTTTATCAGATTTATATTTCTTTATTCTATCTAATGTACCATCTATAGAACAATCGTTTACAATTATTAATTCATAATTATCATAAGTTTGTTCTAATACAGATTGTATTGCAGTGTCTATTGTATTTTCAGAATTATATGCAGACATTATTATACTAACTTTTAAATTTTTCATAGATTATACTGTTATAAAATATAATGTGTTTTCGTCCTTAACTTCGATCTGATCGTATTGATCTTGAGTTCCGGTCCAGATTTTTATACGTTTTTCATCTTCTGCACCTGTAATAACATATTTATTATTTATTTTTATATAAGAATCAGTAGTTCCGTGAAGATCTATATTAGATGTTTCTCCCTGTATTTCTATTTTTGCGGATTTATCGACATTTCCATTATCGTCTGCATACAATTGAGAACTAATGTAAGTTGAAGTGTTAGAAGAACCACCTGTCGTTAGGTTTTGTATATCTAATCTACTCTTCTTTAAAATAGAATTACTATTGTCTGAAGACGGTTCATATCCGCTTCCTGTTACGTATTTACCTATTTTTAAACCTTCATTTTGTATTAAAACGTCAGTGTTTCCTAACTCGCTAGAACTATGTTCTATGTCAGTATTACTTCTACGAATACTTATTACGTGTGGTTGGTCTTCTATTTTTCCGTATATCTCTACAGAATCTTTTCCTATTTTAGAATAATAACCAGTAGATCTTTCTTTCAGAAATAATCCGTGCCTCCAATCATTTATCGTATTTGGATTGAAACATAGATCTACACATTTAAACGAAGATGTACCGTTTATTTTATCAGAAGAAGGTTCTAATAATAAAACATTATATTCTTTTTCGTTTGTTACATTTAAGCTTGTAACAGAATATCCGTTATTTTTTATATCTGTTATTGTATCCTATAGAGTCTATTTTCCTTCTTTTTCTTTTCCGATATATCCACCAATACCTTTTACGTATACATTTCCTGTTTTTGAAATTTCAAACGCATTCTTTCTATCGTTATCAGATGTTCCTATTCCTACAGAATATATAGTCTTATAGGAATCATAATCTGAAGACGAATCGGAATAATTATATTTTCCACAAGCATGCTCGTATTCGTTATTTGTATTTGTATGATATCCTTCAGCATGAGAAGCGTTTCCGTTCGCTATAGTACTGTTTCCTTCAGCATGAGAAGATTCACCTATTGCTTGTGTATTAGTACCTTCTGCGTGAGATTTAGATCCTTTTGCGTTTGCCATTTCACCTTCGGCATGAGAATATAATCCTTCTGATACACAATTTGATCCTTCTGCATGAGAAGCAATTCCAATAGCTTTTGTTTCTTTTCCCTCAGAATGCGAATCCGCTCCTGAAGAAACATTAAATGATCCTTCTGCATGAGAAGATTTTCCTGAAGCTGTTGAAAAAATTCCTTCTGCATGAGAATAATCTCCAGAAGCCTCTGTAATACGACCTTCGGTATGAGAACCTAATCCCTTAGAATAATTTAAACCTATAATTACGACTATTTCCTAACCTACTTCTTCAATCGTTCCTATAGATTCGTTTAATTCCATATATCCCTAGTAACCACCAACGTCTCCTGGTATCTTTACAGTTCTTATATGGTTTCCATTATTTGCTTTTATTATCGCAGGAGAAGATACATCTCTAACTAAAGAACTATCTGTTATGGACGAATCTCCTAATTTAGAAAAGTCACCATAAATCTTCTTACCGTCTTCACTTATTTGTGTTATTTGTACAATGTCTGAACAAGAATAACCATGTCCTTCTGCATGTGAATAGTTTCCGAAAGCTACGTTTCCATATCCTTCAGAATGAGAACATTCTCCTTTCGATCTTAATGGTAAAATTATATCTTCCGGATTCAACAAATCATATACTTCTTGTGTAATAAAAGCTATTCCTTCTCCTGAATTCGAATTTATAACGGAATCGTCAAAAGGAGTATCTACTACAAGAGTATCAGTATTATTGCATTCTACTACAGTCAATGTTTGCAAAAAAGAAAAGCCTTCAGCTATTTCTACAGTATATATTTTAGTTCCGGATTCTATGTTTATAGGTTTTCCGTCGAATCTCATCATTTGTCCTGTAGCAGTTTTCTTATCTTCGCTGATCTACGGAGTTTGCATCACAACACACATTGTCATTATGCTTTCCGGATTTATTGTAAGTTTGACAGCACCAACTCCTTCAACATGAGAATAATTTCCTTCTGCAACATTTCCATATCCCTCAGAATGAGAATACTTTCCAGAAGCGGAGTTGTTTGTATAATCGTTAAAGATTTCTCCAGTACCATCTGATTTAGGATCAACCTTACCTACACCGCTACCACTTCCACTACTAGTAGAACTAAGAACGCCTTCTCCGTCTATATTAAGACCTTCTCCAACCTTAATTCCACCAAGAGTGTCAGCAGAAGCTATCGGTAAAGTATAATCTCCACCAGATTGTGAATCCTGTATTACAGATTGTACTGATTTAGAATCTGAAGCATTATCCCCTTCGTATCCACCGACTCCGTATAGATATACATCTCCATTCTGCATTATTTCTAATGCGTTACTTCTATCTGAATCTTTGGTTCCAATTCCTATAGAATGTATTGTCTTTTTAGAATCTTCTGATCCGGTATTAGAAACATTAAATGTTCCATTAGCATTTTCTCCTATGTTTCTAGTAATAGTACCTTTTCCTTCTGCGTTAGAGTCAATAGCCTAAGAAACATTTAATTTCTAACCAAATAAATTTGTATTATATTTTTTCATATTACCAAGTTATTGCGTATTTATCGTATAACGAAACTTTTCCACTACTATCGTACGGAACCTATAATACAACGTTAGCATAATATTCTCCGTTTACCGCTGAAGATGCTGTTCCTCCTATTACGATTCCTCCAGTCTTAACGTAAAAAAACTACCCCTCTGTATCTTGTATCGTTATTCTAACTGTAGCTATTTTATGATCGTAATCTATATCTATGACTTTTGCGTCAACCATAGTGGCATCACAAGTAGCTATATTGTTCATATTATTTTTAGCCCACGTGTCGTCTATTGTTACAGATCCCTATTTATCAACAGGACGATATCCTTTTGAAGTGAGTTGTACTCTTTTTCCTGTTAATATTCCTGTAGAACTCTAAGAATCGCATACCGAAACATTACCTCTTCCTATGTATGTAGAATATGTTCCTCTTGTTGCTGTATAATAACCAACACTAGTTCCTTCAGACATTCCTAGCAATATTCCAAAATAAGGAATTGTTTCTATCACCAAAGGATGTCCGGAATTTGCTGTATCGTCCTAATATATTACGGAAAATTTACTTCCGGGAACATCAGAATGAAAATGTCCCAATATAGCTGCTTTTTGCTCTCCTCCAGAATAAGACCATATTTTTACATCTCTAAGATACTATAAATCTAAAGATACACTTTCGTCATCAGTAGTATATATATTTCCTTCTTTAAAATATTTACTAAAATCTATATCCTATAATTTAGAATTTAAATTATCAAGTGTCTATTTATCAGAAGAACTCATAGCTCCGTCTGCGGATGTTGTCGCTGTCGGTATGTTTTTTGTTTCTTTTATATTACTTGTACTTGTAGAATAATCCTACGACCCGCTCTATATTACTAATTTTCCACCACTCTATGATATGTTTATACTTTTTAATGGCATATTTCCGTCTTCACCAGATCCGTACATATCCTACCACATGGATTTATATTTATCTATCAACTATTTATCTCCAGCGTACATTAATCCGTTATTAAATTTTCCAGCTAAAGGAATGGCTTCTAGTTGATTTAAAACATATGTTTGTATTTTTCCCCAAAAATACTAAAGTCCGGTCTTATCTAAAAAATTCATAATTGTAATATTTTTAATCTACGCAAATAGCGTCTATGTCTCCGTTAGATATCGCAGTTGCAACAGATCCGTCTGCAACCAAAAGCTGAGAAGATGTTCCTCCAGACTTAACAAATTTTACAGCAGTTATTGTAAATTCACTATCGAACGTACCTCCGTCTGAATCGATAGTCAATCTAGGAGTATCTCCAGTATTCATTATTATTCCAGCAGGAGATAATTTCAATTCGTAATCGTTCTAACTAGATAGAATTACAGTATCAGTATTCTATCCTTCGTCTGATCTAGATACTTTTACACACTGTGTTCCTGGGTTATATGTGAAAGCTCTTGCTTTGTTTACATCGCTTGTTTCATTAGCTACGTTTCCTGCAGTTTTTGCCATTAACATATTAAAATCACCAGAAGTAGAAACAGGAGTATTCTAAGTAACTTTAGTATCACTAGCTGTCTGCAATGGAGTATATCCTAACGCGTCTGTAACATTCTGTTTAGTAATACTGATCGTACCAGAAGAGTTACTAATATTACTTCCTATCTTAACTCCACCGAGTGTAGTAGAAGTAGCTGCCGGAAGTACATAATCTCCACTACCGGTTATTCCTTCTAATTTTTTCTTGTCTTCTGCAGACATTAATCCGTCTTTAGATGTAGTAGCTACAGAATATGTAGTATCAGTAAATACTGCATTAGATGGTACAGATTTTGCTATAGTAAAACCACTGTCTTTTATTATCTTTCCTGTGGCTCCATTAAATACTGCAACATGAGCATCTGTAGAACTAGTAGGACCTGTGACAGCTCCGTCAATGTTAGACTGAACGATTGTCCAATCAGAAGCTGTATCAGAAGATCCATCTTTTACACAGATTATCATGTCTCCTATTTCACACTTAGCTCCAGCATATGTTCCTGCCGTAGATACTTTGTATGTATCTCCAACTTTATGTGTAGCAGGAAGTGCTGTTACTGTACCTCCAGTACCAATTGTACCCTTAAAAGTCATCGCATCGTTTGCTGCGAAACTATTATTTATCTATGTCTTTATTTTTCCCCAAAAATATTGGAGACCTGTTTTATCTAAAAAATTCATAATTATATACAAATTTGATCTATTTCGTCGTTACTAATAGATTCGACACCTCCAGAAATAGATATTTCGTCTATTTTCTATACTAATTTCTTATTTATTTCCGACTGAAACATTCCATCTTCAAATGTGTCGTCATAAACTTGTTCGGAACTAGCAACTTTATTGTCGATAGCTATAGATACGACTCTACCAAATACTTTTACGTCGTTTTCTTTGATTTCCATAATAATTATTATTTATAAGTATTGGTAATAATATATCATATTATTAACTTAACGGTTGACCGTTCTGATCTACATATTGACATTTTGTTATAGTATATCCATCTCCTCCATCTGTAGATCCGCTTATTTCCAATTCCAATCTGTGACCGTTTGTATCTGCATTTTTAGATACTCCGTGCAATACCGTACCAGTACTACCTATTTTCGATTTATCTATTATATCTGGATATATATCGTAAGGTACTTCCCAACTATCATCGTTATATATTCTACTAACTGTTATGTAAGATTGTCCGTACATATTTATATCCTCCTGATTTTTAGCAGAATCCATATATTCTATAAGTTCTGATTTATTGAATCCGCTAAATGTATACGAATCTTCATTTTTATTTATACCACAAATATACTATTTGGGTATGTTTACAGTAGAATATCCGTTCAATATTGTGGCGTCCATTGAAATTTCTCCATAATATGATATTTTATATTTCTATGTTTCAGAATTTGTTGTTATTTTAATAGAAAACTATTTAAAATATCCAACATTATCACTTGTTTCTATATCTTTATAAAAACCAAATCCGGTAAAACCGCTAGTACTTGAAAACTACAAATTAACTAAAGAATAATCTTTTATTCCAGGTTCAGACTGAGGAAACGCAGGAGTGATATACAATAATGCCATATTTCCTGTATTTATTTCGTCCAAATATTCTTTAATAATAGCGTTTGCAGATTCATCTAGATCTCCACTAGACGATTTTAACCATACTTTATATACATTCATATTCAGTTCTTCTTTATCTATCACTATCTCACTTTCTTTTGTGAGTTTGATTTGTAAATCTTTATTTTCGTTAACAGTTATACTCTAATAATAAGTAATGTATCCTTCTTTAGAAACTTCTATTTTTACTTTAGAACCTTTTTCGACACTTATGGTGTTTTGTTCTATATCGTTTAATTTTATAATAGAATCAGAAGGATCTGCCTATACTGTAAGTGTAAAAATCTAGGGTTCTATTTCACCTGAATTTATTTCTATATATTGTCCATTATCAGATAAAAATTTATTTCCTTCTCCGTTATTTATAATATCTACACCTAGTATATCTTCTATTTTTTTATACGTACCATCGTCAGTAAGTACTCGATATATATTTTTATACATCATATCACCGTCTTCTGACTATATACGTTCGTTTACACTTATTGCGTCTAAATAAACCTCTTTTACCCAAGTTGTAGTTTCTTCCTATATATTTGAAGAATCACATTCAAAAGATATACCTTTGAGATTTACTTTAGCTTTTCCTGTTTCTGATAATCTGTCGAAAGTTATTTCCTAAGTACTAAGATACATTCTATACATATTGTCAAAGTGATATATATACATTTTATCATAATGTATATAATTTTCATCATTTGTAGTAGCGTGTTCGTTTACAATATAATCTCCTGTAAAAATATACTAACTTGGATATTTCCTTTCTAGACTATCAATGTGATTAACTATCGCCTACATAGATGCACGAGGTACAGATCTTTTATTTCTTTCTGAACTAGAAGCAGTTTCGTCTTTGTTTATAGAAGTATAAAAATAATTCTTTGTTGTTTTTATTCCTTCTTCCTATATCTTTTCTATGTTTTCCTGAATCTTAGTTACAGTTTGACTTATTTCCTATATTTTATCTAATAATTTTTTATTTATATTAGATTGAAAGTCTCCATTTTCAAATGTACTATCGTATATCTATTGTGTGTCTGCAATTTTACCTTCCGAAGCTATAGATACAATTTTACCAAATACTTTTACATCATTATCATTAAATTCCATAATTTATTATTTTAATGTTATATTTATAGTAAAATCAGTATTTATAAGCTAATTTAAACAATAATAACAATAATAATTATCTAATCTCTACGGTTCTGATAAAGGAACACTAAACGAACTAGAACTAATACTAGCTATTTCTTTAGTACTTATTATCCATAAATAATAACCGCTATTGAAATTTTCAACATGATGCTCTCCTTCCATATTATCTACTTCTGTAAATAATTTTCTACTTTCAGAATCTACAGATTCGAAATCTAATTCAAGAGCATTTGTCGTATTTGCAAATCCTATATATTGAGATTGCTTTTTCTAAATATGAACAGTAAATTCAGAAACAATATCATTGTCACTAGTGATAGTAACGATTACTACTTTTTCTTCGTCTACTTGTCCAGCCTATAATTGGCCGTTAGAATTAACAGTTAATATTTCGTCGTCAGATTCAAAATTTAAAATATATTTAGAATCCGAAGGGTTATATTTTATCTTACTACCGTTGTTTAGATATAAATCTATTTCGTATGTATTTCCCATAAGATCTTTTTGCCCTATACTCAAAGAAGAACCTTCTTCTAAATATAAAGTATCGGTTACAATATCTATTCTGGTAATACTGTTGTCTTCTATATTTTCGTCTAAATTTATAATTATATCTCCGTCTTGACCACTATCGTCACATACTAAATTAAATACTGTACCGTAATCTATAGTATACGTATGTAGATTATGTTTTCCCCATCCGTCTTGGTATAATACCAATACCACTACGAATTTATAAGGACCAGCCATTATCTATTCACACGCAGGAAAATATGCACATGCTTTATTTTCTCCTTCTAATAGTTCAGAGTGTGCTAGATATGTAGGGGATTTATAATTATGATGACCGTGATGACAATCTATAAAGTGACCTGGATTTATGCCAAATCCGTTATAACAAGGCCAATAATGAGGGTCGTGAAATCCGCTAGATAATGCATACCCACATTTAGTATAACTAGGATTTACATTATACTCAAATCTTCCACAACCGTGTAACGTATATTTAGATGGGGTATAGAATTGAGGGAATGGTTCTCTTGGAAATCTTTTGAATATATCACATGCGCAATTTTTATTATCTGTAGATGTATTTATCAAATAACAGCGCATTTGTTTAACATTAAGAAAATCCACATTTTCAGGTCCCCTCAATGTAAATTCTAATTTGATATCGTTTCCAATTCTTATATTCATATCAATAGTAATTAAAAAATAAATAGGATAGGGGTCAAAAGACCCCAACCCCATCTACATTAAACATTAATTAATATTACGCTGTAAGATCGTCTCCGGCTATAGTCATTCCTGAGAAATTCTTAATAGCCTTAGCAACGTCTGTCAAAGATCCAGTAACGTCATAGATCTCAATACTTTCCTTCGTCTTACGGAAAATATCGTCTGCAGCACGATACATTCTTTCGAACTCCAATGTAATAGCATCGTAGTTCTTAGTAATATCTACCTGCATTGCCGGCTTGATGATAGGCCAAGTGCAGCATCCCTTGTTAAGGATTCCTTCGTAACCCATAGCATTAGCTTCACGATCACGTACAAGCTTAGCGTCAGCAGCATATCTCTTTCCAGGAGTCTTTTCGATCTCAAGACCGAGAATTGCATACTTGTTCTTAGAAGCAAATGCTGCAGCAGTAGGATCTGTAAAGTAGCAGTTTACACTGAAACGTACAGTCTCTGCCCAGTTGATAGAATCGTTAGAATCATCATCTGTATAAGGCATTGCTGTAAGAGTAAGTACTCCAGAAGCAGCAGAAGCTGTAACTCTAGCTCTCTTGTACTGTCCGTTAATCTGAGCAGCAAAACTCTCTGCAATAGTATCTGCAGTATCCTCAGGAGCTGTAATATACTCATAAGACTCAGTCCACTTACGATATCTAGTAGGAAGATCCTTATAAGTAATACGAAGAACGATTCTCTTTCCTCCCTTAGCGAAGTCTGCCATAACCTGAGTGTTTACATTAGAAAAATCTACAGTAACCTTCTCTTCAGTATTCTTCTCAGCACCATACTTAAGGCTGTTAATAGAAATGATAGAATCCTTGCTTATTATGTTTGACCACTTGATTACGTCATGATACTTAACTGTACCATCAGAAAGATGAATAGCAGTATTTTCAGGACGAATGATACCGATCTTAATTCTATTTGCTGTGTTTGCAGTATCTGCTGACAAAAGCTTTCCGTTATCGATATCCATTATTACATACTTACCAGCGTTGGTAAGATCTTTACTTTCGTGCACGAGTTCTGTATCTGTGCTTACAATTGCGCTTGCTCCTTTTCCAACAAGCACTGTGTTTACGTATGTTATCATATATTTTAAAATTAATTTTTTCTACTCACCCTCTTATATTAATACTAGACCTAACTAGCTGGGCTTTCCACGTTAAAATTATTCTTGTGTGTTAACTTCTTCAGAAATTGTTTTATATCGTTCGTCTTTTGTATTTTCTATATACATCTGAGCGGCGATTTTTATTATTTCTGACATTATTATATCTTCAAAATCCTCATATTCCATAAAAGGATTTTCAAGAGTTATTTCTGTTGGTTTTTTTAAATATCCTAGCGTATACTAGTATATTTTATAATTTTTGTCTGTTAATAATTTACAACCATCTGTATTTCTGATTCTCAGAGGTCTTGCTCTATGAAATCTATAATGAAAATCAGTAAGACTATTATTGATTCTATACATAAAACTATCTTGCGTACATTCAAAAACACAAGTATCTATAGTATTATTTCCTTTATTATCAGATATTATCACGTCTTCATTTAGAGTAAATAAAAAATCTTCAGGAAATTCTACAATATATTCATCATATAAAGGCTGTTTGTTTTCGTACTTTATATCTTGTTTATTATATATTTTTTCTTTATATAGTTTTATTAAATCTGCTCTTCTTTTTTCTGTTTGTTCGTAAGAAGTTTTATGTATAAAATCACCATTAAAGCGTTGTTTGATGAATTTTCCTACTGCTTGATTTAACCAAAACAAAGAATCGTCAACAGACGGTTTATCTATAGTACTATCTAATTTGTTAATTTCTCTTTCGTAATTAACCAGTATATCTATATATCTCATTGTTTCGATTCAGTTTTATTTGATTTTTGTAACGCGTACTTATACTACTGTATGTATAATTGTATAGCACCTTCTACCAATTCGTTAAAACACGAATATGGTAATTCACAGTAGCTATGTGTAGCACCATCAGACTTATCTTCGTCGTCATAATTGAGTACGTTAAAGTTATAAGGCTATCTGCAATAAACGAGATCGATAGCATCCAAATGTGTATATCTATCGTGTATCACTTTTATATACGGAGACCCTTTCTACGTACTTTCTAATACAACTAATGGTTTTCTTATGATACCACCATCATTACAATACGAATTGATAACGTTTGCTACTTCTGATTGTTTTATCATAACGTTAGGGGCATACACCATATGCTCCAATTTTTGAGAAGTTTTGTAATGTTTATCAATTATACTAGTAGATCTTATGTAAAAATAATAGTCATTCGGTAATTTAAAAACTTCACAATATTTATCTGTATCTGGATTTCTATCTGGAACAGATATTGTCTTGTGTGTTATTAAGTTTTTAATAGTATCGTTTATTTTGTTTACAGATTTTGAACCATTATTTATTTGGTCTTCCAACAGAAATAAATCGTTTATGTATTTATACTAATACTCGTTTAAAAACGAATATATAGTATCGGTATCTAATTTGTTTGTTATTTCAAAATCCGGAGATATTTGTTGTAATCTCCTTTCAAATTCTATACCTAACTATCTGGTTTGTTCTGTTGTCATGATTCTAATGGTCTACTTTGAAGTTTACTAGTAAATCTAGGAGATTGTACTATTTCTGCCGAAAGTATGATTGCTAAGTTTATAAGTTCTTCAGCCATACTATCGTTTAGTTCAAAAACCTGATTATCAGAATTATTATTTTCGTCTTTTTCAAACTTAATAGGTTCTTTAATATAAGTAATTATAAGATTTCCTGGGTTTTTGATTTTGTAAGAATCATATAATACGTGCAAAACGTCTCCTTCTAAATACACTACTGGATTTTTTATCCAAGGTAAATTGTAATTTGAATTTTTAAATCTTTCTGAATCGTCATGCGAAATCAAAAACGTAGGAATCATATTGTGATTTTTATCGTCTATAGATTCTTTATTGTCGTTTGTCTACAGACTAGATTGAATATAATACAACATCTTAGGGTTGTCAGGGGTATTATACTATATTTCATTACTAGCGGTAACCTACTAAGATTCGATTGAAGTAAGTGATTGCGTAATTATTAACGGCCTTATATCTTCAATCGCTTTTATATCTGCTTCGAAACCTACCTGTCTTGGATTGTTTCCTGTAAGTTTCTAAGCAATTAATGCTAAATAAGCTTTATTTAACAGCGTAGCGATTTCATAATCAGTTAATGGAGGATACGACGACATTGTTTCTTCTTTGTCGTACAATATCATAAACTTTGTATAAATCTCACTATGCTTCATATTTTAATATTATTTATTTGAAATCTAATTCATTATCGAAAGTTTCAAATCTTGATTTTTCTTAGCATCCAAATAAGAAATTGCATCTTGCTGACTATCAGCAATAAGTTCAGATCCGTAGTAATACTGAGTTCTATCTTTTCTGATAATACCTTTGGCAATAGCGTCTTCGAGCAAGAATTCTGTTTCTTTCTGTTTATTATTAACCCACTTGTTAAAGAACGACTTAGGATTTTTATCTACCATATTAAATAAAGTAGACTCTACTAATTCGTTAGATAAGTTATCAGACTTGATACCAAGAATACGCAAACATTTGCGCATCTGATCCAAAGACAACTTATCAAATTCTTTGATAGCATCTCTACGAAGTTTGTTAATTCTATTCTGCTCTATAGCTTCTGCCTGTCTATTGATTAAAAGATAATCTTTTCCAGCATCCAACTTGTTTAAAGATGTGGCTACTCTCTTGTGATTACTTAAGAACTTTATAATCATTTCCTATCTAGGATACTGATCGTCTAACAAAAGACCTCTGGCACCAACTTTTACTACAAAGGTTTTCCAGAAGTCACTTTCTTTTGATAATGTTCCTTCTGTATACCCCAACTCTTTTTCAAATCTTCTTTCTTCTTCAGGAGTAAGTCCTGTATATATCGACCCGGATCTGGTAAAGTAAGGTGCTATATAATCAAAACACGATTTATATTTTATCAAACCAGCCCAGGGATTTTTCTTCTTAATCTTTAATTCAACTACCATAATTTATTTTTAAATTAGTATGTTGCAATGTCGGCATAGGGGCTTTACGCCCCTGTCGAACATTATCATTTAAACAAATATTACGCTGTTACGTTAGCATTACCCTCGTTACGTATATCTGTATCTTCAGCATCGCAGTAGAGAATACCGCAAGACAGAGGATTACGAAGCATTATACCGAATTCACCGAGGAAGTGAACCTGATAACCATCTCTAGAGTTAGAACGCAGAGTATTGATGCTGTTTGCATATCCGCTAGGAATTACAGAACCACCAGTAACCCACTGTACAAACTCACGACCCTTACGACAAACCTTAACGATGTTTGCCTGTCCGTCACGCTGTCCGAGATCTACGAACAAGAATGTGTATGACATCAACGGTTTTCCAGAAATCGGATGGAGCTGACGGAACAGTTCCATATTGTCGAACAGAGCACAACGCTTAACTGTCAACTCAATACCGTTTGTCATCTTATATGTTGTAAACTGACCACCGAGTGTCAATTCCTGACCTGAGCCAGTAATAAATTTCGTATCAATAAGCTGGAATCCAGCAGCCTTTTCGCGAAGTACGCGATCGAATTCACGAATACCCATCTCACCAGTAAGAGCCATAAACTTGCGCTCCTGTGTTCCGAGAAGATTGTATGTGAGATCGAACAGATAATCCTCGAGCAATTCTGCAGTCAGTGTTGTGTAATAACGAATATTTGCCGGAGAAACCTGCTCAAACAGACCAGCGCTAATTGGAACAACACGTCCGTTAGTTCCCTTGAGTGCGTATGTACCGTCAGCATTTCTGTTAGAGTGAGAGAACAGAAGCATTGTCTCCTCACGCTTCTTCCACTGACGAAGAGCCAACCAATACTGGTAATCTGCCCACAGATAAGATGTCTTACCTGTCTCAGGATCCTTCAGAGCGATAGCCAATACTGTAGAATAAGCGTCACCTGTAATATCATAAGACAGACGGAGTGTGTTAAGATTGTTACGCATCTTAAACGGTGTCTGATAGTTTATGATATCTGCCTCGTCGCTATACTCTTCGTATGCGCTACCAATACGGCTAACCTGTCTTCCAGGAAGAAGATACTCAACAGGAATATATGAGCTTGCAAATCCGTCTGCAACGTAGCACTCGTATACCCATGTGCTTCCATCCTGATAGGGCTTTCCGTTAACACGAACCTGAAAATTATAATCGTCGAATGAGAGAATTGCACCAGGTCCAAACCACTTCTCCTCGAGACCTATATAAATAGGAGAACCATTAATACCAGGAGTTACTGTATCGATATCTGAATCTGTAAGCTCCTTTCCGTTATACTTAGCATAACGAATGTTAACCGCATGGTCGCTGTCGATCATTACTGACCACTCATATTCGCGGTTTTCGATAATCATTGTTTTACCAAGACCTCCAGTAATCAAGTCAATAGCTGTAGATACTCCGTCATCCTTTGTACCAAATACAAGAGAAAGAAGACCTGAAACCTCATGAGGCTTTGTTAATAGTGCGTTTGAAATCATGTTTTCATCAACCAGATCAGAGAAACGACGTCCTCTATAAAGTTGAAGATTGTTTAAAAGTGTATTCATATTTTAATTGATTTTTTAAATATGTTCATTAGATCCATTTTGACGCTAAATCTATCAATGAACGTTGTTTTTCTTCTTGTGTATTATAAGTTGAATGATTTTTAAATTGATGTTTTAATGTTTTTCTTAGTTTGTTAACTGCGTTAGTTTGACCTGTCTTTGTAGCTTCATTTATTAATTGATCACCCTTCATAGTAAAATAAGCAGATTCTATAAGATTATTTATCATATTCTTATTAAAATCTTTTTGATACTGTGTCATTCCATTTGCATCTACTTTTGTAATATAATCAAACAAAAGTTTTCTGTCCTGCTTTGGAATCTAAACACCTCTTATAGATGTTATATTGCTTATTTTATTATTCAGATCTGATACGAATTGTATTGCAGATTGTCTTTGTCTTTCTGCATACTGTTGCTGCTGTCTCTGAGTCTCTTCTAATTCCAACTGTTTTATTTCTTTCAGTCTTTCTATTGCGTCAGAAGCCTCGTCTTCTAGTACATCAGCGTCTTCGTATCTTTGTATCTTTTTAGATATTTGTTCTTCAGTATAACCTTGAAGCTTTAAGTAGTCTCTTACTGCAAGTTTCTGATCAGTTTCGTTCTCTACGTCTAAGTCGTCATACGAAATAGATTGAGACATATTGTTATAGAAGTCTTCAAACTTTCCACCGTTTTTGACGTATTCGTCAAGATGCTGAATTCGTTCGTCAGCATATTCTGGTTTTGAATTTTGTTCTACAATCTATTGTATGTAACTTATAAGACCTTCTATAGAATCAGGTCTTTCTTCGTCTGAAACATCCCATCCTAAAGACTCAGCGAACGCGTCAAAAAATGCTCCGACCTGAGAAGATTCTTCTTCTGTTATGTCTTCTATTTCCTCTTCTTCTGTCTGTTCTTCTGTAGCATTTTTTTCGCCGTCTTTATTTTCCTGATCTTTACCTTGAAATACACCTTCTGGTATTTCAGTATTGTCTTCTTTTAATTCAGGATCTACTTCTTTATTTTCCTCAGTTTTGTTTACTGGATTATCATCTATATCATCTATATCTGTTTCCTGTTCGTTGTCTAAAACGTCGTCTAGACTTGTTACATTTTCTTTAATTTCAGGATTACTATATCCTAATTTATTCAATGTATCTTCGAAAACAGAAAGACTATCTTTTTTTCTTGCCATAATTATATTTATAATTAGTTTTTTGTGCCTGTAAAAACAAACAAATGTTTTTACGCATTAATGATTAAAGTTTTTAGCATTTCTTGCGAAATTTGCTCTTTTTCTAAGTGTTGAACTATACTTTCCTTTTGGCGCTTTTAGTACCTTATTTGCAAACTGTTGAACACTCATTCCATGTTGTTTTGCAGCATTTGTGAATTTACCAACATTTGCTTTTTTAATATGTATTCCAGAATCTTTACCGTTATTGTGCTTTTTTATCTGCTGTTGTACATCATGAGAAGTACCTATACCTCTTAATATATAATCTTGAGTTTTAAATAACTATTTATCTTTAGATAATAATTTTGCAGCTTTTCCTATTTTTGCTATTTTTCCTATAAGAGGTATTGCTCCTACAGTTTCAAATATAGCATCTGGAATGTTTAAATTTTCACTAGTCCACGCATCATATGCGTCTTTCCACGAAGATATTCCAGTAGGATCTAAAAACTTAACTGGTATACTTAAAGCACTGTCGTTAAATTTAGAATATTCATTCCATAAAGAATCTTTACCATCTTCATACTAAAATATTTTTTGAGTATATATATCTCCGTTATTGTATTGCGGATAATATCCCATCTTCATATCTTCGTATATAGCTTTACTAAAAGTAGGATGAAATGTTGATTTCAATATTTTTCCATTATACGGATTTCTACTTCCTAAATGATATGTTCCGTCTTCCTACAATTCTGGTTTCATATTTATTTTATACGCTTCGTATAAATTATAATCTATATTGTCTGATCTTAAATTTTTAGGTAAACTTTCTTTATATTTATTATAATTTATAGTATCTAAAATTATAGAATCTTTACCATCTTTAAATTGAGGAATCTATAATGTATTTCCTTTTTGTACGTTATTCCAAGTGTCTATTATATTAGGTAATATTTCTGGTTTCTATAAATAAATAGGAGCTTGTTCTTGCTCCTATTGTATTATAGGAGTACTTTTTATTTTTATAGGTTTTATTATTTTAGGAGTTTCAACTCTTAACACATCTATAGGTTGTTCTAATGCGTCATTAACTACGTCATCGTAGTTTATTTCTATTATAGGTTTCGATAAAGCCGCATCTGCTGCAGCTCTTTTTTTTATTCCACGTTGATATTTTTTATCAGCCCACGTATAACGATTCATCATTATATCGTGTACTTTATTATAATTCTCTTTAGTAGAATTTTTAGCGTAATCTATTACAGAAGGGAGTATTCGTTCTTTAAATGTATTAGGAGAAATATTATAATAAGTAGAGAATAAAGCGTCTGCAGTATTCTATCCTATTCTAGTAGCATAATCTCCTAACATAGCATTAAATTCTGCAGCTTTTGCTTTTATAGCGTCTCCACCAAATTTTTTATTTTGAGCTTTTATATCTGAAGCTTCCCATTTGTAGATATGATTCCTTACATTTCTACTAGGAACATATCCCCTTCTTTTAGGTTTTTTCATAATTACTTCTTTTTTCCAGAGCTAGTCTTGCTTCCAGAAGACTTCTTAGATGAGCTCTTTTTGTTTCCACATGCCATAATACTAAAATTTTTAAATTATTAATTAATTTTTACTTTTAGCAGCTTCTGCATTTGTTTTATTTTTTAATGCGGTCCTTGCTTTTAACTATTCACGTTCCATTGCTGCTTTATCTTTTAATTTCTAAAGCTCAGTTTCGTGATTCATTTGCTCTCTTGCTAATTTTATCTTCTACTGTTCTATTTCTTTCTTCTGTTCGGTTTCGTATCTCTTAGTATACTGATCCTCACGTATTTTCATTTGAGCAGTAGCATCTTTGGCTATTTCTATAGGATCAGATATTCCATTCATATCTATATCCTTATCTTCACTACCTCTATAAGTACTAATTTCGGCTACAGCTATTTTAGTAGCATTATCCTAATCGATCTTATATCTTTCCAGATCCATCTCTGCTTCTTTAAGCATAAGTTCTTGTTCTTTTGCTTGATTCTGCATTTGTTGAATCTTTTCAGCTCTTTCAGTTTCTGCCTGCTGCTGTTGTTGTTGCATCTGTTCTTGTCTAGTTTGCATATCTTTAAGTTTCTGTTTGATTATATTAAAGTTATCATTAGTAAGAACTTCTGCAGCCTCTAACAACGATGCACCATTTTGCATAGCTGGCTGTATAAGACTTTGTAGTTTTTGTATGTTTTCTGCGTCTTTTGAAGTATCGCTCATAAATATATCTATATCTTCATAATAGAATTTTTCAGGTATATTTATAAAAGCTCTTTCTCCGTTGTCAAATATGTATTGTAGTTTTGTTTTTCCTAAATCCTACCATACACCTTTTGCTGTATTTAGAAGCATAGTTAACGCGTGTTTCTTTACCTAATTGTGAGTCCAGAATAAAGGCTCAGTTATATGTGAAGATTGTATAACACTTCGTTCAACATTTCCTACTAATTCTGAAGTAGAAATTGCTCCTTGTCTTTGTTCAGTAATTCCTGAAATAGTTCCGGCTAGTTGTTCTATCTTATCCATGAGTTGAATATACTCAGCTATTACATTACTCATTGTAAGATCCAATGCCGTTATTTGATTATAAGTTGCCGGTTTTCCACCTTCTCGACCAGCTATATTCCAACCTTCTTCGTAAGGATTTATGAAGTTAACACCGACACTAGATAAATAATGAAGCCATCGATCGGGAGTTATATTCATAGATTTAGGTATCTATGTTATATCCATGTTTACGACTTTTCCTTTATCTCTAGCTAAAGCTAACTCTAACCTGTACCAAAGTACAATATACATATATTGTAATGGTTTTAATATGCTAACCAATGAACGTGGTTTACTATTAGTATTACTATATATTGCGCCACAATAAGGTAATTTCTAACTGTTAGGATTATCTATACTTATATGCTGATATTCTAACGGCTATATTCCAAAATATAAATCGTTAGACGCTCTGTATCCTTCCCAAACTTCTATTACCCAATCAGGTTCAACACTTATTTCTGTACCAGTCTTTTGATAAGTTTCGTCTACAATATCTATTTGAGTCTGTCCTGTTTCGTCAACAGTAGTAACATAGAATATCTTTTTAAAAGACTTCCAACAACAATGCCATACGTTTATACAATGACTATTTTTTTCATCATATAAAGGATTGTCATAGAAATGAAACTATATTCCTTTGAAGTCGTCAACAGGATTATGCTCACCAATATTGTTTGCAGGTACAGCATTCATCATTTCTTCTAATTTATTTAAATCTTTTTCTGTTAATTTATCGTAGTATCTATCGTACACTTCTGCTATAGGAAGTCTCATTTTCCTACAACACCAAGATCCGTCTTCTATGTATTCTAGATCAGGACTCTTGTCGAAAGATAACTACATAGGATTTACACGCTCTAAAAACGGTTCAGAATTTAATACTCCTACGTAATAAATTTCTCTACCACCGATAAGTGCGTCTTTCCATCCTTTTATGAATTCGTTATCCGTAGATAACTTTTTTCTTAAGTACATTATAGTATGATATGCTGTGTTTTCAACAACATCTTTAAAGTCTTTGTCCATATACTTAGCAATTTGCTCAGGAGGCATTACTTCTCCATTTGCTATTTGTTCTTGGAACTATTGCTGTTCTTCTGGACCAAGTTGTGAATTAAAGAAAGACATAGCATACTGCAACACTAACTATTTTTGTTTATCCATCAACTCTGAAGCTGATTCCTATGATGTTCTAGTAACAGTAAAGTTGAATGGTCTTTTTGTTTCTTCTCCAATTAGCAAATCTATTTTAGGTCTTATTATATTAAAATCTTGTGGTGTAGCAGGAAATCCATCTTCTACTTTAAACGGATTTGTTATTTTCTTGAAATCTTTTTCGTCGAAAATACTATTGTAAAGATTATAATAAGTCTATAATTCGCCAAATTCTGTTTTTGATTGTGCACCAGAAACTATATTTCCTTCTCCGATTATATAATTTACGCAATCTGTTTGCCATTTCTTGTTCTTTTTAGATAATGGTAATTTTTGCTATGGAAATCTGGAGTTATACAAATTATCTTCTATCATAATTAAAATTGAAATATCGGTATACCGTCGTCTTCTGATTTACTATCGTCATTCCACCACTAAGTACCAAACAATGGTAAATCGAACAGTTCGACTTGTTTATTCTACTATTTAGCCTCAGATACTTTTAATTGATATAATTCTTCTCTATATATCATTACCATACATAAAGCAATAACTCGGTCAACGTTTCTTTCTCCGTTCGTCATTATTAATTCTTCTAATAACGGTTCACTATATATTCTTTCTAAATTAGGATGTCCTGGAGCGTATTCTTCTCTTAACCATTCATTTATTTTTTCCTCGGCAAACTATCTTACCTGTTTTGTCATGTGACATCCTTTTTTTCTATTAACTCTAGAATCTCTAAATATCTGAGCTATGACTTTATCTGGTTGATCGGCTAATAAATAATCACAATGTTTATTTACGAAATGTTGATATATTCCTATTTTTTCATTTTCATACAAACATCTCGCATTATAAAATATTAATAACTTACGAACATTTTCGTAATATTCATCTGCAGTTCCGGGTCTTCCGGAATATTCTGCAACTATAGTATCTGTCCAAGCTTCTCCCGCTTTGAATCTTTTATATATTATTATAGATCCTAGAGAATTTGTTCCAGATTCATTCTAATCGTAAGGGTCTAACCCTGCTATATATAATCCGTATGGTGGATTTATTATTGGATATTCCCATATTACAACAGAGCCTTCTGGTTTTTCTCCAGACTTTAGCGGATATGTTGTAATATCTCCAGATTTTTTCTCTGTGGCTTTTACTTTTCCGTCTCCATCCCATGATAGATCAACCACATGTTTCATATTCTATAGTTTTATATTTGTTCTTAGTCTATTAAGTTGATCTAATAATTGTTTTCTAGGGAATATATTTCCACCAAGTTCCAATACAGCTTCTGCTGGTTTTAGCGGTCTTTCCGCTATAAATCTATCTAATAACTATTGATCTCCTCTACCGTCTTGTACTTCTTTTCTTTGTTTTACACATTCTTTTATGGATAGTTCTCTCAACGAGTTTCCGTCTTTATCCATAAACATCTAATTTCCTTTTTCATCGAAACCCTCCATATTAGACCATTGCGGACAGAAGAATCCACAATTTGTTTCTTCTGCGTTATCATCCCATATGTTTGGCTACGAATATATATTATAAGAATCCGGATGAAAAAACATATCTTTCAAACCTTCGAAGTCAACTCCTTCAGTACCACCAGTACCAAATGCTATTTGTGTTCCGAAAGCCACTCCATCATCCGATTCTAGAGAAGATCTTGCTATAGACCATGCTTCTTTTATATCTGCAAATTTTCCAGCCTCTTCCCATAATATTAATTTTCCACGAGTACCTCTTATTCTTTCTGCATCATTCTTAAGAGTTATTCCTATTATACTGGACATGTATCCATCTTCTGTTTCTTTTCCGAATTCGTCTTTTATTTTGAATCCGGATGTTCTTTCCATACTCGTAGATTTTAGACGCTGTTTTGCCCAAGCCGTGTTTCTATCACAAAAGTCCATGATAGCCCACGCTTTAGTAAGTAATCCGTCACCGATCAAATACTTCTGCTCAGAAGCTACAGCGAAGTTCTTTGATCCAGGTATCAATTCATAATTACGTACTAACATTGAAGCTCCTTTAAAACTATAACCTCTCTTTCTACATTTGAGTACAGCTAAATGTTTTCCAACATCTTCGGCGGCTTCAATTGTATAATAATAGTACGCATCATAATCCCAAAAAGAAGGGAACGACAAAGAACGAATACGTCTTGTTCTTTTATTTCCTCCTCTATCTGTATATTGTTCAGCTTTTATTGTATATATAGGGGAGTAGTTCAAATAAAAATAATGGTATCCAGTAATATACTCCCCGTCTTCTGCAGTAAATCCATTAATACATCTTTCTGTTTCTCTATCCCAATACGCTACGTAATCAGTAGTACCAGGAGGCGCACTAGTATATGTTCCGTGCTCCATAAAATATAAAGCTGCTTGTCTGAATTTATCTGTATTATGAAATTTCTAATTAAAGTTTACCATAATTTAAATATTATTTCGGAACTTCGTATAATCCGATAGTTCCTCCACCTTTTACTCTTCCTGATTCTAACTGTTCTGCCTTGGCTTGTTTCATAGCTACGTCTAATGATTTTACTATACCTCCTACATCTTTCAGAATTCTAGTTATCTTTATAGCAGTATCTATATCAACTTCACCAGTAGAATATTCTTTTAATGCCTACATAACTCCCTCAGCTGCGGTTTTAGAAGCTCCTAGTAATCTTGTACTAGGAGTCTCCTGAAACTCGTTGAATCTTTTTATCAATTCTTTAACTTTATCGTCTGGTTCGTATGTAGTAGTACCAAATAAATCTTTCGATACTCTTTGAGATCTTTCGTTTTCTGGATAAGATTCGTATGGAGTATTCCATTTGTATCTCCATATTACATATTCTATTTCCTTTTTCGCTTGTTCTTTATCTTTTGCGTTATTGTAAAATTCTTTAAAAGGAGGTATCGCAAGATCATCAGTACTCAATACTATTTTGTTTCCTTTTATATCGAACATTATTATGCTGTGTAATTATCTGTAATTCTAAATGCAAACCACGCCTAAGTACTAGGTCCTAATTGTTGTGTCTGTCCTAGGAATATCAATCTCCATATACCAGCACCACCTGTAGTATACGAATTCACGTTGTTTACACTTCCTGCAATATTGTCTTTTATATATAATATTGTATTAGAGTTTGTAGTATTTATGTTTAATTTTCCGTCAGGATTTGTTACTATAAATTCTATATCCATTCCGTCTGCAGGATTTGTTGGTAAGTTCAATGTACACGTAGAAGAACCGTAATGTATGAATTTACTAAATGGATACGCATCCAAATTCATTGTGGTTGTTACTGGACATAGGTTGTTTACAAGTACACCATTGTTTACCAGTCCGTTAGTATTTGTCGTAGATTCGTTAAATATTCCATATTTTTTTCCAAAACCGTCGCAGCTTACGTATAATGCTGCATAATTCTATCCTGATTCTTTTCCGTGATTGTGAATATAAGCTGCAGAATTATATAGTGTACTTTCTCCCTATTTCTAGTTTACAGTATTAAATGCTATATAACTATCTTCAACTCCACTAGATTGTGTTGGAGATACAATCTTTAATCCATTGGATGTTAATTCTACAGTTCCGTTTTTACTAGATGTAAGATTATCATCTTGTATAGAGAATGCTCCTACAGATCCCTTTGTTGCTATAACTTCTCCAGAAACATATGCATTTTCTGCTTTAAGATTTCTAACAGTAGTATAACCAGAGTCGTCTACTGTAAACATTATATTACGCAAATCTCTATCGTATACTTGGAATTTGTTTCCGTATACTTTTACAACACCATCTGTAGAAGTATAATTTCCATCTCCTCCTCTTTCCAAAGACACTATAAGACCACATGCAGCCAAACCGTCCTGATATGCTCCAATTTCTACACTAGTAGCAGTCTACATTGCTTGTGTAAACGTTTCAGTATAATCACCGTTTTCGTCTACAAGATATTGTCCAACTACAGATTGTATATGATCAGCAGTCTATTCTATAGATGAATAGTTAATATTCATATTATTTATAGCAGTGAAAGTACTTGTAAATCTAGTTCCAGTAACTTCCCATATACTACCATTTCCGTCCAGATTTACATTTACTGGTACGTCAGTAGAAGGAACTCCGTCGTATTGGGGAGCAATGTTTATGTTCATACTTGTTACTGGGAACGCTACTGCTTCTCCGTCTGTAAAGTTTTCAGGAAGCCAATATACAGTAGAAGTTGGGACTTCGTATATACTTATCTAATAAGTATCGTTTTCTGTATATGTGGTTTTATATAAATGGCCAACTCCAAACCATCCTTCATAATCCATCGAATCTAAATTTACAGAACTTTTTATATTTATCTAGGGATTTGTTATAACTTTACTTCCTTTGAATATCATAACGTTTATCTTCTTAGATAAATCCGTAGTTATTGATTTTACAACAGGTACTGTTATTTTTATAGGATGTGTAGGATCGTTAGATACCGTTATCTATTTATCTTCTGTTTCATATTTTACAGGTAATTCTAAATTAGAAGGAGATATAAACACAGTATATCCGTTTTCGTCATAATCGTACGTAGGCTTTTCTGATACTATGAGTGTGAATTTTCTCTTAAGTTTTACATTAGTATCAGTAATAGATACCTATACAGTACAATCTGCTGTTCCATTTGTCAATCTAACATCAGATGCTGTTATATAATAAGACGAAGCATCTTCAGTAACACTTGCACTAGGAGTCCAATCACCGTTTGTTTCTATTATACTTGCAGTATAAGGTACGTCTTTTGTAGTTACAAGCTCGTTGTTTTTATATACGTTTATATTTATAGAAGATGTCCTTATATCTGGAGACCATTTTCTAGTTTCAGAATCGTATAACGATAAGAATACATCTTGATCTAATGACATAGAATAAATATCATTTCCGTCTTGAGATTCTCCTTGATCTCCTTTGTCTCCTTTAGACACCTAAAGTTCCCAATATTCTGAATTTTCAAAAGATGGTTCTACTCCAGTAACGCCTTCTTCTCCCTGATAAATACACAACCACAAACTTCCTTCGTAGCTTACGCGATCATAATAGTAGTATGTAGTATACTGATCATACTTTCCTCTGTCTATTGCTATAGGATATGAATTACCGCCGCTTCTTATTCTAAACACATCTGTGGTGAATTCTACAAGTTCCGGACTTATTATAGACTGAACATGATCCTCTAAACTATGCATTCCTTCTACTCCTGTGTACATCTTCATACAAGGTGCATCTACGTCAGATGTTGATAACTCTATAAGATTCTTTCTAGATTCGTCACCTCCAGGCTGACATCCGTACTGTACGATTACATCTCCAGCCTCCGGCTTATCTCCAGATTGATATATAACATCTATATAGTTCATAGGTTCGTTTGATCCCAAAGCTTCGTCGGAACCAACATCCTATACAGCAAGGCAGTATGATTTATTTTTTACATCACTATATATTCCAGCTTGTATATTAAACGTCTGACATCTTACATAATCTTGAGGTTGGAATAAATTCTAAGTTCTAGTAGTACCGTCATCGGCTTTTAAATAACATCTTATTATACCACCACCCTTATCTGTAGTATTTATTATAGTACCACTAGCGTTAGATAAAACAAGAGTTCCACCTATTGCTGATACTTTTCTTATCTCTAATTCCTGGAACATAGCTTTTCTTCTAACAAGAAGATTATCTATTTCCAATAAAGAACCATCAGAACTAAAATTACTAAGACTATCTGACGAATCACTAGAAAGTGAATAACCTGATCCGAAGAGTCCACTAAAGAATCCAGCATCTCTTACAATATCTGTCTACACACAAAAATCGTCAATATCGTTCTTTTTTACTACAAGACCGTCATTTAGTGTCAATAAGTAATCAGTACTGTCTTCTTGTGTTTTAGATATGAACATTCCTTTTATCTGTTCTAATATCTAAGATAAATCAGAACCTCCGCCACCACCTTCTCCGGTAGTAGATAACACTCCTGAACCATCAATACTCAATCCCAATCCTACTTTTATTCCTCCAAGCTATGTCGCAGAAGCTATCGGAAGAACATAAGATCCGCCAGATCCACCGCCTTCGATGTTGTCTATTTTAACATTTATCTATTCTATCTGTTGATTTATGTTACTTATAGACTATTCGAGAGTATCTATTAACTGTTCTATATTAGTTATACTTTCAGAATGTTCTTCAAGTGTCTTTTTTATACTCTCTATATCTGTAGTATTGTTGTTTACGAGTGTAGTAAGATCTTTTATAAGTTGTTCTAATCTTTTTATATCTTCATCAGAAGCACCTCCAGATCCACCAGATCCGTCGTAACCCTCAAGATAACCTTCGATTAATAATTTTACCTCTTCTTCAGTAGTATAGAAATCTGGAATAGAAGAAATAAAATTAGTATCGTTTTCTAACTATGACAACTTTGTCGGTATTTCGTCTTTATCGGCTTTATTGTTCAAAGTTAATTTTATTTCTGTAAGATCAGAATTATCTTCAGAATCGTTTGTAATACTTTTTAATTTTTCTTTTTCTTCTTTTGTCACATGAATGTCATTGTCAGATTCGTGCTGTACTAACTATCCCATCATACCCGCTATTTTAATATCAGTAGCGACATTCATGCAATCTAAAGCACAATTTGAATTTATCATAAATTTATATTTTTGAAAAACAGCCAAATATGAAGTTAATACTTGACATGAGTTAAAACGCGTATAGGGAATAGCGTTCAACTATCCCCTATACACTTTGTGAAATAATAAATTTTAATCTAAGAAATATGAATTAAGAGAGCGGAAGACGAGGCTCGAACTCGCAACCCCCAGCTTGGAAGACTAGTGCTCTACCAATTGAGCTACTTCCGCAAAAGTAGAACCGTTTGGTTCTACTATAAGTTAAAATAATGGTTATTAAAATAATATTTATTTCACTCCTTTGTAAAATTGTTATGGGGGAGGGAATCGAACCCCCGACCTCTAGGTTATGAGCCTAGCAAGCTACCTCTGCTCCACCCCACGATATTAGAATCTGTATTAATTAGCAGATTCTGTATTGTTGTCTTGTTTAGTTTCCATCTCTCCGTTTCCAGTAGATCCATAACTCTTAGTCTCTCTTTCCGATTCTGATAATTCCTCAGCTTCTACAACTTCGATTTCTGGAATCTTAACTATTACCAACTGACAGAAACGATCTCCAACTTTATATACAGCAGGAATTACATCTGTAGTATTTCTAAACTTAATAGTCATTTCGCCTCTATATCCAGAGTCTATAACTCCTACCGCGTTAGATGCAGATAGTGCTGTTTTGTATACGCTAGATCTAGGAAATAGTAATCCTACATAACCTTCTGGTATTTCTACTGCAAGATCAGTATGGTAAACAAGGATCAATTGTCCACAGTTATTAACTTCAGTATCAATACGAGTAGCGGTAAGATCTAAACCTGCATCTCCTTTATATGCCCTCTGAGGCATTACAGCATTTTCTGCTAATTTCTTAAACTTAACTTCCATAAATTATTTTATTTTTAATTTATTATCTATTTAGTTACCCCACTAGGATTCGAACCCAGACTAAGAGGGTTCATAAGAACCGACTATTGCATCCAATCCTAAGATCGGTCTTCTCGTTTAGTCTGTCACGCCGCTTTCGCTTGCGCCTCGTCGTGTTTTACTTCCGAGTCAATTAGAGAAGATTCTAATTGTGGATTATTTATTATCCCACAACCATCCTCGATTTTCCAATAACTATTACACCAAAACGTATCTTTATTTTTATTTAAAGTTCTTGTACAGGTTTTTATTTTTTTAGTTTTAACCTCGTTGTTATTTATTAAATCTCTAGCTGTTTCAGATAGACTTCCGTATCTTTTTATTTCGTTGTGATCTTTGTCATATCTTATTACATACTTTTGATTAGATTTTTTTTGTCCAGATTCGTTTACTATTTTAGTAACAACACACCTTCTTATTCCTAATTGCTTAGACACCTTTTTTATATTTTTCAATTTGTCATAAGCGTCTTCTACTAACATTTTGGTTTCGAAATCAATATCGTATTTAGATTCGTTTATTGATTTATTTCTACATCCGTAAGTAGAAGTTTGACTATGGCAATTTGGACACAAAAACCTTAAATTTTCTAATCTGTTATCGTTATTCTTACCATTTATGTGATCTAATTCTAAACTTATTGTTTTATCGTTCCATTTAGTAATACCACAAATAGCGCATTTATAAGGTAACAGATTATTATTTATTATATATCTTCTTAATACGTTCCTGTTATGTTTACTATTCTCACTAAATAATTTATTTGGATCTACTTTTTCTACCTTAGTATTGAGTATAGACTTACCTTTAAAATCATTATTAGTAAGATGTAAATCTTCCATTCGTTTTTTTATTTTAGAAAAACCCCAAGAATTTCCTTTTATTGAGTATCCTAATTTAAATAATACTTCAGATATATTTTGGCTGGTTTTTATTAATTCTACGAACTGATCGTCCGAAAGAGAATATATTTTATTTTCCATTTTAAATAGTAATTGTAACAAAGAGCCTCCTGTGCTAGCCGTTACACCATAGGGCAGTATAGGTACTAAGTACCTATGTGTTTATTTATTCTTTGGATTTATTTCTTCTAAATATCTTATCGAACACTTTTCGAACCCAGCTTTTATGCTCAGTTTGTTTTTCGTAGACAACAGTATCCTCGTCTTCTACAGATACATTGTGCATGTTTGCATATATATTAGAAACGATTTCGTCTACTTTAGCAAAATACTTATCGATAGCGTTCTTCTCCATTAATAGTTGTTCAACATCGCTTAAAGCACTCTCATACTTATACTTTGCTATCTCCATGTATATATCGTACGGAGTAGTATTTACATCGATGTTTATTATAAGCTCAGGCTTTGTATTCTTCTTCTTTTTCATATTTTCAAAATTTAACAATCACAACTTTTTGTTTCACAAGCACAATCGCACTCTCCAGAAATATCATTGGATTTAGATTTAATTTTTTCTAGCTTCTTATTGTATTCTGTTATGTTTTCAACCCAGTCTTTATTGTCTACCAATATAACCTTGTGCTTAAATGAGTCTTCGTAAAAGACAATCATGATTTGTCCCTTCTTTCCGATCAGGCGTTTTGTTATAAAACTTCTGTCTTCTTTGTATTCTCCACTTACGATTTCATAGTCGTCGTCTAATAATATCACTCTGTTTATAGCTTCTCTGTCAGATGTTATAGATCTAATATTATCGTCACTATCTACCAATATCGGACGTGAACTGTCTGTTATATAAATCTTATTCATTTGGAAATATAATTTAAATGTTTGTTATTTTTATAACGTGTTTTAAGTTTGAACTTAAATAAATTATTAAACAGTATATCTCTAATATCATCCTCGTCTTGCATTATGTTTTTTATATGTTTAAAGTGGAATTTTAGAACGTTACATACTGTTTCATAATCTATTTTCGTATTTTCTGAGACCTGTTTTACTATACTTTCGAATTTCACTTCATTACAGCTACTATATCGAATCCTGACACTAATTCAGAATCTCTATACAGATCGAAAGGAAATGCGTGCTTGTTTCTATAAACAACAGTGTCTCCGACTTTTATATCAGACAAGAATGAAGTTTCATTCGTATTATTTGCTATATGTGAAGAAGGAGTTTTTAATACTATTGCCTTTCTCCAATCTGAATCTACAGTCTTTATTTCTTTCTTAGTTTCAGAATAATCTGTAGCTTCTATTCCGTTTTCATCCTTTCCTTTTTGTTCTTTAGAAGGGATCGGTGTTTCGAATTCTTTCTTTATCTTATCTAACTCTAGCGGCTTTACAAGAAAATATCTACTAAATTCAAACTTTATATCCGGCTGCAAGCTTTCAGCCAAATCCTGATTACTACTTATCTTCTCCTCGTTCATACTATTTACGCATTTTTAAATGTCTTAAGATGTCTCAAAACTTTTATTAGATTCAAAGTGGTAACCTCTGCCTCATTCTTTAGGCACGTAGGAGCATCTTTAAACTCCTCATCTAAGTTTGCAATCCTATCGTAATATGCAGAAAGTAAACCATCCATTTCATCAAATACTGTTTTTTCAGACTCCTTTTCTGTTTCGTCCTTCAAATAACCAGATTCGATCAATGACTTAGCTGTATCTACTGACAATACTGTAGTATTTGTAGTAGTCATCTCGTAATCCATGTTATCTTTTACACATGTTCCATCTGTAGTCTCTTTAATAGAACAAATATATTTTCCATTATTGAGTATAAATGTGTCGCCTTTTTGTAAAGAGTTGAACGGCTTAACAACTATTAATTCATTGCTCATAATTTTAATTTTTAAAAAATTCAATCACATAACGTAAAAATTAAAAAAATGGTTGCATTTTATCATTTAAATTTGCAATTTCGCAACTTTTTAGTAATTATTTACGTTTAATCTGTGTAAAATAAAGAAAAAGTAAGATAAAAAGAAATATATTATATATATTATATTATATATATTATATAAATACTATACAAAAAGTAAGACTATAATTATATGAAGAATAGAGGATTATGTATTGATTGTATATCATATATAGAGTATGATAATAATTCGGGATGGTGTACTAAGTGTAATAATATAACACTGTCTACTAATAATTGTAGAAAATATAGAGATGGCGAAGAAAAAAGTAATAGATAAATACGAAATGGGTATATATCCTAGAACACTGTGGGTTTGTAAAAATGTAACAAACGAAGACATAAATAAAAAATTCGAAGTGAAAGATCCTACTAAAATAGATGTTAGTTATACTTTTGCTTGGTTGTGCATAGATAAGAAAACAGGAAATTATGGATATATAGTAAATATTTCGGATTATACTTTGAAACGAAAGGACATGTCTGAAATAATAAAAGACATTTCTCACGAATCCGAACATGTGAAAATAATGCTGTTTGACGAAATAGGACAAGAAGAAACATATGATGGACAGGAAGCTTCTGCGTATTTAGTAGGATGGGTGGCTTCTAAAGTATATAAAACTTTTAAAAAATGAAAAAGATATACATAAAAAAGAATCTGAATAAGAAAGTAATATTGGCTGCACATAACAGTTTAAGTTATGCTGAGCCTACTAAATGGTGGATGAAGCTTATAAACTTCACATCTAAATGTCAGGATTTAAACATAAAAGAACAATTCGAATACGGTGTTAGATTATTCGACATAAGAGTGGATCTGTTAGGTTTGCGAGATCCTATGAACTGGGATTACGCTAGATCAGCACACGGTGTTGTTACTTATAATGTATTCGTAAATGATGCATTAATATATCTAAATGAGATGGCTGAAAAGCATAATGAAAAGATATATGTTTTCTTATCGGTAGAAAATCTAAAATACGAAAATGAAGAATATATTGATAATTTCGTAGAGTTTTTCGAATTTATGAAATCTAGATATCAACATTTGATTTTCTGCGGAGGTTACAGAAAACATCCTTGGGTAAAGATGATCGACTGTGAAGATCCGGACATTAGAATGTTATTTTGGGAATTTTTAGGATTTCAATATCAACCGACACCTAAAGAAAAAATAAAAGCATTAATCAAAAATATTGTACATTTCTCCCCGAAGTATTGGGCTAAAAAGAATAATTGGGAGTATAAGAATATAAAAAACGAAGGAGATTCTGATTTATATTTGATGTTGGATTACGTACAATATGTTTGATTTATGGACAAATAGCATTTGCAAGAAGTACTATATTAGAACGCCGTACTGTTTTATAGTGACGTACTGAGTTTGAGAAGTTAGTATGTACCAGTTACCGACACGTGTAAATATTATGTAATATTTGGTATACCAGTACATGTGTCATACTTATTAGGAAACACACCGGAATATAACATGGATAATAAATATTATTTAGAATCAACATAGGATATAAACAGAATAATAGAAAACTTTGGGCACGAAGGCGTACAATCTTTTATATATAGTCTATGTTCTGTAGGATCTATGGGTAGTATAAACGGTGAATAGATTTTAAAATGTGTGTTGTACTATGAGGATTAGAAAGTTATAAAAAAGGCGTTAGATACATATAAAAATCATATAAAACACTTGAAATATTTTCAAAGTGTAAAAAATGAAGACGGAAACGATACTATAGAAGAGTGTTCTAAATATGTATTTCACGCAAATAGAATGAAAAATAAATCAAAATAGTATGACTCAAAAACGAACTAAAAGAATATCTGATTATCTAAAAGATGATAATTTTATCGATCTTATCGAAAGAATGATAAGAATGGAGAACAAAAGATATAAAAACGGGGATTATAACAGAGAAGGTATTGACGATAAAGACTAAATATTATGAAACTAATAAAACAAACGTTTGAAATATTAGAACAACAGCCTGGAATAGAAGGGATGTATAAACAAATAGAATTAGCTGGTAGAACATGTTACAAATCTGAAGACAAAATAACTGAAGATTCTGCTAAAGAGTTTGTAGATAGAATGATTAATTCTGGTCATTGGGCTATGTTAGAACACGGTACTGTTTATTTAGACGTACCTAATTCGGCAGCAGATTATAACATAGTTCCATTCTTTTCTTCAAATCCTTATTCTAAGGTAACTGTAACAAAGTTAGAAGATAGAGTACATAACTATATTACTACTAATTTAAGAGTAATTATAGAGAATTTTACTGGTGAATATATACCGGACATACTTCAGTATTGGTGTGAACCTACAGAATCTCACGAAAAAAGATACACAGTAAAGTGGATTATAGATAGAGTAACAGGAGAAAGCTTCTTAAGACATCGTGTATTTAGTTTCGCCAGAGAATCTACAAGATATTGTAACTATTCTAAGGATAAATTTGATAACGAAATCAAATATATTCTCCCAAATTGGGTAGATGAAAAACAGTTAGGACATCACGATTGTGACAAACTGATAAAAGAAGGTAAAGGGTTTAAAAACTGGGCAAAAGATGAAGAATTAAGCGAATTATACTTCTTATTATCCTTAGCTATGGCTGAAAAATCTTATTTCAATCTATTAAACTCAGGCTGGAAATCACAACAAGCAAGACAAGTACTTCCGTTCTCTGTATGTTCTCCATTAGTGATGACAGGTTTTGCTTCATATTGGCCTCATTTCTTCGATTTAAGATGCGATAGTCATGCACATCCTCAAGCTAGAGAGATAGCTACAGCATTGAGAGAAGAGTTTGTAAAAAGAGGATATGTATTTGCAATAAAATCTAAAAGTAGACAAGATGTCACAACAAACAAAACGAATAAAGATAAAGAAATTAAAAAATTAGCTCCTTACGGTTATGTGTGTTTGATTTATGATTGGGATTGGGGCAAAACATTTCAGTTAGTAAATAAAGAAGGAACTTCTACATGTTCTTATTCCATAGAAAATGAAAATAAGAATAGATTAATAATTCATGGATTATATGTAGATGAAGAGTTTAGAAGAAATGGTATAGGTAATCTATTAATAGATTTTTCAGAAACATTAGCAAAAAATATAGGTAATATCACAGATATGTGTCTACGCCCTGCAAAAAAGGAGTTTATCAAACAGTGGTATATAAGAAAAGGGTTTTCTAAAGAGGATGAAAATAATTGTTTGCATAAATATATAAGTAATGAATAAAGAATTTCTTGATTTTTGTATTAAACATAATTTGCCAATAATCATTACATTTAGTAAGAATTGGTACACAATAGCGGATTGATCTTTATGGTCTTTCCGCTATTTTTTTATTTTTTTATTTTTTGTTGTATATATACATAAACGAGAGATTTTGTTGTGTGTGTATGAAAACAAGAGATTACCTATAAATACCTCCCCACTACCTCGCAACCAACCAACTACCCCCGCCTCTTACTTGCAAGCGAATTTTATATGCGAGCAGTCATTCGTAATCATTAAAATTAAAAATTATGACTAAAGTAACAGATTTCAACAAGGAGCGTAAGGCTATTCAAGAACAAATAAACGCACTTTATGCAGAATACAACGCTCTGTGTAGTAAATGTGTAGAAGATAGTTATCGTCCTCTCAACGAGGCGATACGTAATCTTCTCTCAGGATGTGGTAAATACTTACACCATGCCTGTGAACATCTCGGTGTGCCTGCAAGGTATTATCTTGATACTGTAATTCCAGGTGTCAAGAACATAAGGATGGGGGATAATAATACAGTAATCGTAAAGATTACTTCTCCTGTATGTTTGCCGAACAGTATTACAATAGACGATGTTACTTACAAAATTGAAATAATACAGAGTAACAACTACACTCTGTATTAACTTATCAAAAGGGTAGGGGATTATTCCTCTACTTTTTTTATACTTGCAAGCAAAGTAAAATGTTACACAACAGGTCGTAATCATCAAATATACATATTATGACACAGGTACAATTAGTAATCTGCATAAGGAAGGCAGGTTACAAGGTATATAGGACCTACGGTCCTTGGTGTAACACTTTACAGGAGTGTTTCACACCAGAAGTAGAAGAGTATATCCTCAGTCATGCTAAATATCTTAGCGTGTTCTACGAGTTTAAAACTCGTGAGATTGAGGAACCTAAAGAGGAAGATGCGGCTAAATAGTCGTGTCTTCCTTTATTGTATACTTGAAAGCAAATCATAATTACTACTACTAACTGTAATCAAATATATATACTATGACGACAAAATATAGAAGGGTAGTGAAAGTAAAAGACCCTAAAAATGAAACTATTGTGTACACAGTTCGTACACAATGGTCTGACAATCCTGACGAAATCTCAATGGATGGTGAAGACGTTCAGGATTTGTTTGAGTATAAGATCGCGGGTTTTATACTCGAAAATGAAATAGAGGTGGGAGATTCTTAATCTCTTACTTCTGTCATTTGATACTTGCAAGCAAAAAATATAACACATCTAAAAACCGTAATCATTAAAACATATTATGACAGACGTTGAATTAATAAAATCAGTAAAAGAACTAGGTGTAAAACGAATACATCTAGTAGAAAAAAGAGATGATATTGAAGTCTACCAATGTGCTATAAATATGTATGCACATAGGGTACGAATTTATACAAGCAATCAGTATCGTCCTGTAAAATCGTATGAAATGTACGATATACTGAAACACATGAACGATGTAGTTATCAACAATAACGAGGGATTATTGACCGTTAGAGGTATGTTAGAATTCATACAAGACGGTGGAAAAGTTATTGGATTCTTTGAAAAGCCTTTCTCTAAGTAGAAGGGCTTTATTTGATACTCGCAAGCAAATGGTAAATATCTTAGATAAATCGTAATCATTAAATATTATAATTATGAAAACATTGGTAATGGGTTTATTGATAATAGCCCAAGCAGCAGCTATGATTGTTGTCTCGTTAAATAGAGCAAACGAGACAGAAAAGTATCAGCAAGAAATAGATGTTCGTGATAGCCTCATCAACATGATATATTCAGAAGATGAGAATTTCATGGACACCTACGGAGCAACCGATCAGTGGCGTGATTACATGTCATTGAAGAACAAGGAGCTCATGAAGAAAATAGAGGAGAATAACTAAGTTCTCCTTACTAAATTGGAAGGGGTAACCAATCCCCTTCCTTTCAACCACTCCTCTACAAATCAACCACGCTACTTAAATACAACCACGTCACTTAATATCAACAGAATTCATACTCGCAAGCTAACATATAGTTTTTCAAACGCTCGTATAGCCAAAAACCTAATGTAGCCATAGGTACGGTTATATGGATTGCACACGAAGATTGAATACTGAAACGTGTGGTAACAAAAAAGAGAGGTCAGTAGATTCAAGGTAGTTCCGCTTGGTGTTTATCCTATCAAGTATCACTACACAGCCAGTTGGAAGACTGGCATTTTTTGATGATTACAAAAACCTTCAGTAGACAAGCATTGCTCTTTCCGCTAAGTTCCATATGATATCTATGCACAACGCTCGCTTAAACTACTGAAGGTTACTACATCCCCCGTTTGACAAAGCCTAATCCTCCAATCCATTTCGGTCACACTAAGTCATTCGGGGGAATTTCTCTAACAACCCTAAAAACAACTACGTTTGATACTCGCAAGCTAATCGAAATTTTTTCAAAAACCCGTGATAATCCAAAATCTCAGGGATTATAGATTTATCGCACACAGCACAAAACCAAAAGCTATTAATATATAGCTCTTTGTGCAAACTCCATAAGATTATTATTAACTAAAAATATAAAATTATGCAGTACTACGATTACAGGATGAGTAATTTCGAAATTAAAGAGATTACTCAGGGAACAAACAAGGGTAAATATTACATTAAGGCAACGGTGAGGAATACAGAATTCCGAATGTCAGCCAGTTCAATAGTATTATTACCAGGTCCAGGAACCGATGCGCTAATTGAAGACATCAGGTCGGTATTCCCACAAAGGACATATAACGGAACAGCGGACATCGACGACCGTAATTTCAATCAAAAAGAAGCTGAAAAGCAACTAAGAGATTTGGACGGCGACGACATAACGTTGTTACGAAACGGTGCATTCGAACGATATGAACTAAAAATGCCAGTATTTATGAAATACATGGCAGATTTAGGTGAACATCGTCAAGGCGATTGGGTTCTTAAATCAAAGAACTCAAAATTCGCAAAACCGTTTTATTCGTTCACTGTATTTGTGTTAAGAGACGGTAACGGTCAGTACATCTACAACTGGGACCCAGAATCAAGAGCGAGAAGCATCATTGCAAATACGTACTCGCTATCTGACGCACAAGCAGAAGGATGTCCTATCGACCCAATGGACTTGGAAAACCCAACAGGAGGTACAATCCCAAGTGACAACGAAATCCCCAACAATGGAGAAATCCAAGGAGATAAAGTACCATTCTAACCACTAAAACCATTCATCCGCAATGTTGCGGGTGAGTGGTTTTCTCCCTAACCCTGTATACTGCAAAAAGAAATACGACCGCATTACAAACATTGTATATTTATCATATCATCTAGTTTTATGTTTTAGCAGTTTTTAATTAGATTTACTAATGTGTACGACTCATCAAAGGACTATTTGTGAAAACAGTCTAGAGAAAATGGCAACGTAAAATGTATCGTTGTATCTAAATTGTGAAATTTGGATATATTATATAGTTTTTTACTCCCAAAGTTTACTATATAATATCGTCATAATTTTGAAACAAAAACACAAAGTGGTGTAATAATTTATTGAAAACGAAGTGTTATTTTTCCATGAAACGATCTTGACAACATTGATAATAATTTAACCTTCAAGTAAATAAATAACATAACTGAAGTGGCGAATAGAGATTCGAAAACCAGGAGATGCGAGTAAAATCTCGTCTTTGTGATTACATATTGTTTAACTTAATAAAAAAGCTTATGGAAAATATCTTCAGAGTAATCAATACTCTAATTGGGACACTTTCTTTAACAATAGTGTTCTTGTTTGAACTGTTCGTAAAGATAACACTAAGCCTGTCATTCTTAATAGCAGGAATAGTATTATTGATCCTCTTGCCATACAAAATACTAATCACCAAAAAAGATTGGCGCGGAGCGTTTGAAGGAAAATTCGGAAAATACATAGAATATATGTACGACTACGGAACGGATTTCAAATACTACGATTTGTGCGAAAAAATAAGAGATATGTATTTTAATTAATTCAATTATAAAAATACTAAAGTAAAATGGAGAAAAAACGCAAACTGTTACCATTCGATTTAAATCAATATCTCAAAGAAAATAGAAAATTATGTACGCGTAGCGGAAAAAATGTACGAATTCTATGTACAGATTTAAAAAACGACATGTATAAAATTGTCGCAGCAGTATCATACACAGAAGGAGAATTCGCAAGAATGTACACAGAAACCGGATTCATCAGAAAAGATGAATATGAAACCGATGACGATCTGATGATGCTTCCTATCAAAAAAGAAGGTTGGGTAAATATATATAAAACCTCTTTGATAGAAGGATGTAGGGTAGTAAATAGAAAAATACACTCTACAGAAAAAGAAGCGTTAGAAAGAAAAGGTGGAAATTGTGTAGCTACAGTAAAAATAGAATGGGAAGAGTAAAAAAAGAACAGAAAAAATGGAAAATTGGATACGTAGACGTATACAAAGATCCAAACAATCCATTATTAGTAACAACAGGTGAAAAAATATGGAGTAAAAAACAAATAGCTCTAAAACATTCATTGCCGAATTGTTACGGAATAATGAAAGTGAGATGGAGAGAAATAAGTAAAACGTAGAGAATATTTTTATTTATTACTAATTCGCCAGTGGTGGAAGTCAACCCTAATTGACTCAAAAACAAAAACTCAATAACATCCCAAGACATTGAGGGCACCAGTTTTCTTATATTGTCAAATTAGAAGCTGTCACGGCTATTACGCTGATATAAACGTAATAATAAATGTGTAAATATTGTTTAGTTACAAATCTAATCGGTGATGACAATATAAGTTTAGGTGTAAAATGCAAATTTAACAAATTAGCGTATGGAAAATTTCAATTTTAACCTCGCAAACGCTATCTTGAAAAAGAAAATAGATGGCAAAGTGCATATAAGGAGACCAGAGTATGAAATTAAAAAATTATACAAAGTGTCACCAGAATATGCAGCAATCATTACAGAAAAAGACGGTACTCCACATGTATGTTTTTATGATTCACAAGGAAAATGTACAAGCAACGGAAAAGATTTCGATATAATTATCGAAAAAACTGTAAAATATCCTGAAATAATAATGCAAACAGTAAAAACAGACAACGGTTACTGTTGTACATGTGAATTATTACCGGGATGGCTCGTTGCGTTCACAGGAAATTTTAAAGATTTCAAAAACTATGTAAAAGAAAGCTTAGATTTCTTTGCGAATTGTGCAAAAAAGGATAACAAAAAATATCCAAAAATTCTTGACCAGGAATATAAAATAATATACCAGGAATATAAAAACAATACACAAGAATATAATATTTTAGTATGAAAAAGAAAAAGGAAGTACCATCGCAAGCATACATGAAAGCTTGCACACAAAATGAAGTTGATAACATTCGAAAGAATTATAAAACTTACACTAAAAAATTAGGATATGAAAAGTTTTATAAATTCTTACAGTTTATCAGCAGGACCATGACAGAAATCTGGATAACAGATGTAACGTCAAACTCTAAACGGATGCAGTATTACTATGAAAAATTTACCAAAGGATAAATCGGATTGGTTTTACTGCATATTTGTAGTAATAGTTATACTTCTAGGTTTAATCGGAAATATACTATTAAATGCGTAAATTAATAATTGCAGTAGCATTACTGACTATATCAATAGCAGTATGTGCACAAAACTACGTAAAAGTAGAAAACAAATTTATTCAGATTGATAAAAAACCTAAAAAGGTAAAAATATATCAAACTGGATATTTTTATGTAATTGATGGGACTGACCATCCCATTTATCGCACTGAGAATAATAAATATTTTATTCTTAGAACCTCTCGAAGAACAAATAAACAGTACAAACAGTATTTAAAAATTAAAGAATTAGAAAATGGAAATCCAACAATTCAAAAAAGACGGGAAAGTGTCGATGATGGCTATTTACGATAACGGCCTAGTTAGCTTAACACCAAGAACCAAATCAAGTTCAAACTTATTTAAAAAGTTAAAAGGCAAAGCTAAAAAAGAATGCGAAGCTATCATATGTAAAACGTATAACGTGTATGCAGTATGAGTAAAATTCCCAAAAACAATCAAATTCCACAAAGAAACAGAGCAAAAAAGTGGAATGAAAAAAACTGGAAAGTATATATCAAAAAAGATAATAATGCTTTCTGCTTGTTTGATAACATGGATGGAACAAATGCGCTTCTTAGAGTAAAAACACTGAGAAATCTGTTCCCAGGATGGAGGGGTAAATTGCTAATATCGAAATGATTATGCGAGTAAAATTACCAAGATCAATAACGTCTCTTGAAAATCTGAATGAAGATTCGTACGTTATAAACGATATTCTATACACAATAGAAGAAGAAATACCGGAAATATTTAAGAAATCTCTAGGTTTTTCTTATAAATTAAATTGTAACAAAGATTATTTATTATTTAAAAACGTAGATAATAAATATTACAATTTAATAAAAATGTGTATAGATATAATCGATGCAAAAATTAGATACGAAAAAGCATATAACGAATTGCGTAGATACAAGCGTATTATGAAACAAACAGATAAAAACAAAAATGAAAACGTTAAAAAAGAGACACAAAGAATTAAAGAAAAAATGTGATAAACTAAAAGTTACACTGAAAAACTTTAATTCTGCAAATCCTGAAGACATATGCATATTATCAGACAACGAATATGATTTGTTGGATAAAAAAGCAAATGTTGAAAACAAAGATAGCTATTTTGTATCGGAAAATGATTATGAAAGATATTTTTTGGAATCAGATGAAGATTACAATTAGTAAAAACATTAAAATATTACTCGTATTACTATCGGTAGTCGCAATGATTGCGATAATAGGGCTAATCGTATTAATAATAGATATCGGTGTTAATTTATTCATACCGACGGTGATACTAATGAGTTTATTATTAACGTTGCTGATTTTACTAATAATTGCTGTCATATTGTTTTGTTCTTTATGGTAATAGACCATCTTATCATATGTAGGGACGATATCAAATCGTCTCTACATATAAAACTTTATTAAAATACTACATTAACCATGTAACAGTCCGAAGTCTGTATAAAAATTTGACGGATAAAGTTTTACAATTTTATATTCTTTCTTTTTTATTAACATTTTAAATCATTATCAAAATGAAAAAATTCTTATTTGGTTGTGTCATTGTCGCAATTATGTGCGCAATGAGTGTGTCATGTGCACACAAAAACAGTAAAAGTGATGACGAAAAGTACTTCACCGAAGTAATAAAGAATGTCATCCAGAACGAAAAGGATCCGTGTTTTGCGGAGCCGGAAGAGTTTACTCACTATGTGATAAACAAGAAAACGGAAAAGACGTACGAAGACGTTTTGTACAGTGTGCCAACGACTACATTGTGTGAGATTGCCCGTGTTTGCAAAAATAAATACGGAAACATACGACCTTACACGGTAGCGAGGGAATACATCGAAAATTACGAAACCGTCTATAAGTACATGTTCGAAGATGGCAAAGACAAGGACATTCCGAAAGAGGAATCCACGGACATTGTCACGTTAAAGAAAAACGAAGACACTATTATTAACGTAAAAAAGACAGTGAAAAATGAAGGATAAAACAATAGTGGTTGTATGGCGTTTGAACAAGGACGTAGATCCTGACAAACTACAAGCGACATTTGCAAGAATAGCAAGTGTCGTAAAAGAAGATCTCGATTGTGAAAAAACAAACGTGTTTGAATTCACACAAGACGACGTAGATTCAGAATTAGCAAAAATAATAGCTATCAAAGAAAAACGTTGTCTTACAAAATCGGAAGAAATAAAAGAGGCGATATTATACGGAGACGAACTCATAAAGTTCTTAAGTGAAAAATTCGAACTGAATTCGTACAGAAACAATCCGGATAAGTCAAATTTATTCTTTATGATCACCGGTGCATTAGCTTATGCATTATCTAAAACAAAAAATCTTTCGAATACAGATTCAGAAGAAGATAAATTGATAAGTGCAATAAAAACGTTAGCAACAAATCCTATATATCATACAGGTGTTGCAAATCGTTATGGCTACACATCGGAAGTCGAATGTATCGTAAAGAAGATTTACAAAAACTACTTCTCGGAAGAACACGACTATTCTAAAGAAGATGGAATAAACAGTGATGTAGGAATACATGTTACTGTAAAATAATAAAACATTGTTTAACTTTTTAAAATCATTATCAAAATGGCAAAAAACAAAAATGTACCAGAACAGGCATCAAAACCAGTAGAAACAACAGATTCTGTAGAAACAGACAGTCAGAAATTAATTGATGATCTGAGAAACGGAAATCTTGTAAATGCCGACATCGCTTCAAAAGCTATGGAAGAGCTGAAAAAAGAAGGCGATGAAAAAAAGATACGTCAACTGAAAAGCTGTATTATGAAGGCAAAATATCTCAATCTTAAGTCGGTCATCGATCTGCGCCGCCAGCGAAAGTATGCAAAAGTCGGAAAGATGTATGCAGACAAGACAAAAGCGCTGCTTGACGAATTGACAGAAGGTAAAATAACTTTTACCGAATATGACAAAAAGATTGACGAGCTTATGGATGCCCGCAGGAAGGAATTCCGCGAAGTTGACGACCAGTTTAGGACTGAGAAGTCGGAATTGGACAATGCATTCCACGATTGGCCTACATGGTCATGGGATCATAGCGGTTATAGTGTTACATTCTAATACGAATAACTGTTAAAATATCATTTTATCCATTTCAAGAGTCTTTGAACCACGAAAATGTATATATGAAACGCGTTAATATTGAGATTAAGTAAGTCGAAAGCGTATACATACATGAATTAACATGTACTACAGAATCTTAGAATCACGTAGGGATTAAAAATGACCCAAAACAGGGGGTTTAATATGTAAGTCATTCAAAAATGACAGAATATTTAGAATCTTAGAATCATGCTATTAGTTCATTCTATGCTACGAACAAACGCAAAATATTCTAATTCAAAGAATGATACACGCAAAATTACAAGAATCTTAGAATCAGTAATCTATGCGTAAACCTTACACAAACGTTATGCTTATATTTGCCGTTTAATTTAATTCTGACGCGTTAAAATTTTAAAATGAAGTAGCTAATCATTTTAAGATTACTAACAAATTAGAAACGAATTAAATGGCAAATAAATTAAGTTATAACGTATTTAGGGTATGTAGAACCGGCCATTCTACATATCCACAAAAAGAATCGTTATTAGTACGATGTTCTGATGTAAGACGAGGGTTCGACTCCCTCCATCTCCACAATAACAAAATACAAAGGGGATGAATGGCGTTTGATTGCATCAAAGAAATAAGTACGAGATTCATTTTTAAAATTTAAACGGCACTAAAAATGTCATCGACTATTCTTGCGTAGCGTAAGAATTAGTCAATAGGTAAGTACACCTATTCGCCAAACGTACAAATGGTAGGTGGGGTTCGAATCCTCACTTACCAACATAAATTTATAACTATGGGATACAGAGATATGATACGCGATCGAATTCCAGTAGTGTGGGATTTAGCGTTAAAATACAACCGATGTAAAAAGGCATATGTAGAACGTGTGTATCGTTGTTATGTAAAACGGTACAACAATCATTGGAATAAAAGTGAAATAAAAAAGAAAAAGAGCGAAACTATAAAAAATCTAATGAATCCTAAAAAATCAGAATTCATAGATACTGTCGATGTAGACATAATCAAAAACAAAGAAGAATATGAATACTGGACAGGTATCCATTCGTGGGTAAGATGGTTTGCTCGAAATTCTATGTTTGTATTTCAGGAAATAAAAGATCTTGAAGCTAAAGGTAAAAATGATGAAGAAATTGAAAAAGAACTTGCAAAAAAGTTTTCTCTAGGTAGAAAACTATCAGAATTTTTAGTTAAAAACAAACAAATTTATTTCAAAAATGGAAACATTTAAAGACCGATTTCCAACATCCTCAGGGTTATATATAGCCCAGAGGGGAAAAGACGTATGCCTTATTAAGGTAACTGGTTTGTTCCCTACATTATCCATAGGGAAAAGTATACTTCTATCTTCATTGATAGATGGAAACTCTATTAAAGAAGCTCCAAAGGAGATACTGAATAATATTCTATTATTTCCTGAAAAATGGAGCTTTTCCGTTATAGATAACATAAACGTTAGTGCTTTCCCAAGTAGTAGTTTTCGCGCTGACGGTATTCTGGATTTGAGCTCGGACGAATTGATAAGTATGAAACATATGTATCATCGTCTGTGTTCTATGGGAATACCGTTTACAAAAATAATGAACGCGTTTATCTACGAATACAAAATCACAAACCAACAAGCACTATCGTTGTTCAATAAGTTTGACAAAGAAACTTAAAGAATATGTTATTCAATGAAACAGTAATCGAAAAACTAACGAATTTGGTAGAAAAACCAAAATTATTAGAGCAGTACGAATTTGCAAGAACCGTTAAAGATATTTATAAATACGATATCGAACAATCTACAGTTTGTATAGAACCAATAAGCAAAAAAGTAAAACAAAAATTTTATTTTGGCGAATTAAAAAATTGGTTAAATTGGGTGAATAAAAACATCATTCTTAAATTAGGCGAAGACAATATGGAAACGTCTAGAATAAAATTAAGAATATGTACATCCATGTTAAACAAAATAGAGTTGGATAGAGAAATCAGAATTAATATTTTGGATAATTTAGCGATAAATGTAAATAACGACTTAGCTACAATTTCGTTAGAAGATTTACCTTTTTGATATGAACTCTTGTACTCTAGAAGAAATAGAGATCATAAAGAACGCAAAAGCTGGATCTATAAAAGCTTTTAACTCTCTATTTCAAAAATACAAAACGTTTGTTGATAATTTACTTTATACATATGTAAAAGATATGGATGAAGCAAAAGATTTAACAAATGTTGTATTTTTGAAAATATACGAAAAATTAAACAAATTTACAGATTATAATACGTTTCAGGGTTGGATAAGAACTGTAGCGAAAAACGTAGCTATAGATTATTTGAGAACAATGAAACATAAAGAAACAGACTTTACTGAAAACATAAAAAGTGAAGAATGTGACACAGAAAATAAGATAACTTACGAATCGATGATAAAAAACTTTAACAGTTTGTCAGAAAAACAAAAATTGATTTGTACTTTATTTTATATAAATAATCTGTCAATTAAAGAAATAAAAAGAATAACTTCAATGCCAGAAGGAACTATTAAGTCACATTTGCATAGAAGTAGAAAATTATTAAAAAAGCTATGTTAAATTTATTAAGTTTTTTAATTGGAATAACCACTATTCTCTTAATTGCCCGTTATAATAAGAGTAATAAGTTATTCTGGATACTGTTAATGTCGATGATGACTGGATTCATCGGTGGAACGGTAGTATCTAATGTAAAAAACGTCAATAAAATTAACAAAGAAGCATTGTATACAGGTACAGATAACATTACTATCTATAATGATACAACGTTTGTAATCCCAAAAGATACAAATGTAATGGTTATAGAAAGTAATGATACTGTACCTGAAATACAAGAAGACTCAAATGTTAATGATGACGACGTGGTTTCTAAACCCAAAAAACCAAGAAACAATATAAGTTTCTTTGACACATCTTGAAATTTAGAAATCCAGACAGTTTAGGGCATTTAATTTTCGTTTAACTTTTAAAAATATTTATTAACAATTAAAAACATTATCAAAATGGCAAAGAAGAATAAGATTCCAGCAGACGTTAATCAGCAAGAGACAGTTGAAACAACAGTAGAATTGGTTAACGCAGGAAAAGACGCATTGAAAACAACAAGTTCGGCTCTCGACGCAAACCATCGAGTAGAGCTTTTAAATCTGGCAAACGACGTATTCAGAAAAGATCCGGACGCTGAAAGAAAGTATTCTCTTCAGCTTCGTGAATCTATGAATGAAATCATCGCTGCAGGTGTTGTAGCCGCATTAGCAGACGAGGCTGTATATGGAAACACAGCGTTTGGTATAGTTCTGAGTAACAAGATGTATCCGCAGCTCATCACAGCCGCAAACGATATGGGTATTAAGTTACCTAATATCAAATCACTTCCTCAGAAAGAGGGCAAGATAAAAGTGATTGCAGATGAGATTTCTATCTCGAAGGAGGCTCGCGAAACGCTCAAGAATGAGAAAGAGTTGGAAAACGAGAAGCCGGAACTCGATCCTAAGAAGATTGAATCAGAAGAGGATTTAAGAAAAGCGCTTTCTTATATCTTGATCGTTGGTCCTAAGACAGGAAAGAGCATAAAAGATACAATTGTAAACGCCGTAGACTTCATGCACGATTATCGTATGAACATGGCAGATAAAGCCGAGAATGCTGCGGAAGCAAAACTTAAGTACGATAACAGAACGATGGAAGAGTGGATGGATGACATATTCTCATTCGTTAAACCTTCGTTCCTGATGAAGGGAATCGGTAGAGGTCTTGCAACATCTATCGGTTTAGAAAAGTCGCCGATAACAGCGTTCTGTGTGCTCAGACAGAATCTCACAAACAAAGAAACAAATACTGTAGAGTGGGATGATCAGTCTATAGCAGACGCCGTGAAGTCTATCGTCAAGTTCGTATGTAACAACATTATCGAAAGCGAAAAGAAGAATATCGACGCTCTCGATAAGAACATGAAAGATTACGATAGTATTGTAAAGAAGTACGAAGCTTCTATCAAGCATTATAACGATATCGTTAAGGATATGCTCAATACGGACGTGTCTATCATCGAAAGCATTCCTACAAAATACGAAAGTAAAGATGCTACATGTATGAAGATTGTCGGTAGGATAAAGAACGCATTCTATCCTAACGAAAACGGCACTGCATACAAGAATTACATAAGCAATATTCAGCAGTATGCTGGCTATATTGTGAACTTATTCCGCGACGAGGGTACAAAGATCATGGACTACGGAATCGAAAATGTGCATGAACTTCAAAAGTATACCGAAGAGGAACTCAAAGAAATGCGTAAGGCTGCCGTAGAAGCTAAAAAGGAAGAAAGGGCTGCCGAAAACAAAGAAGAAAAGAAGGAAGAAAAGAAAGAAGAGGGTAAGACCGATTCTAAGAAGAACGAGCCGGCAAAAAAGCCTGAAACAAAGCCTGAACAGAAAAAGGAGGATAAAAAGAACAACAAGGCTGAAGGCAAAAAAACATTAGCCGACAAAAAAGGAAAAAAATAATCGGCGGTTGTATAAAAACAATCGGCAAGTTATCTAAAAATCTCGAAAGAGTATACAATCGCCTAAATGAAAAATATGAAAAAAAAGCCGAAAATTCATAATCAATATGAAAAAGTTGACAACAGTTATAAGTAGTCTGTGCTTGCTCTTATTTGGAGCAATAGTGGGCTTGAACAACAGTAAAGATCCACCTACAGCTATGGCCTCTACTGTACTTACCAGTATGCCATTCGATTTAAAATTGTCCAATAACCGGGGACAAGATCGAACACATATAGATACTGTATACGTAGACAGTATTGTATATCGTGACAAACCAAAAAGAGTGCCTTATGCAGTACATGACACGTTGTATGTGCCTGTACTGTATATAGCAGTCGAAAAGGTTCGGAAGGAAGCAACCTTGGATTCAACTAAGTATCATATATTTAAAGCGCGAGATTATGATACGATCCAAAAGCCGATAGCAGTTCCAGATAGTCTGTGCGATGGACTATCTTGAATAGAATAATCAAGGAAAGGGTCTCATTAGCCCTTTCCAACGATTTTCATTCATAAATTTTCAAAATTGACTGGGCCCGAAAATATGTTATCCGTTAAAGCGGTGAGATACCCAAAAGATAGGGCGAAATGCATAATGCGTGAAAAACATTATGTAAGTAGGGAGAGCGTTGTATTCAACCCTATCAATACATATGAGAACCGTCTGGCGATATGTTTATTGGAAGACGCGTAAGTCCTGAGTTGACAATCAGGCGAAACGAACCGGTAGCTATACTCTTCATTATTTAGTACAGGTAATGTCGGTAACCGAAAACAAGTGCTGCAACATATAAAATTCCAAACTTTATATGATGTACTATTTTGCTTAGTCTAGTGTTTGTCGCCTCCAAAGCGATTATAAAGGGATGAAAATTTTATTAGGGTATAAGGTAGCGATAGAGAAGGACTTGAGAGATGTTCTGTGATTTAGATCAGAATATGACAAATAGCTCAAGCTGTATGGTAAATACAGTGTCTAAAATTAAATCCGTACTGTTCGATTCAGTAGTCTTTTGAGTCATCAAAGGATTCAGGGATACGGTAAAAATCAATGGCTGAGAAAACTATCGTCTTATAATGAGATAAGACCGCCAGGCCTTGGTCGTTCATGCGGTATATAAAAGTAGAATGACTAGATGTATTTGGCATATACATAGCGTCTAGAGTCCGCGTTCATAGGACTGAAGACAGAATTATATACTGATATCTTAGCAACATCATGTATATATGAAATGTGTTTAGATGATTACTTGACAATCAAAGATCCGATAGTTAGTGCTTACTATTAGTTGTTATAAGCGCACGTTGACTGATTCGAAGTATAACACTCCAGTTATAATGGACCTCCGTCAGCGCCAATTTAAGTAATATATGAAGTATTATGACATGTTTTCATAATTATCTATAATATTTATCGTAAAGATGAAAGAACAGTAAGAATAATGATAGATATTGCGATGATGCATAGATGATTTAAGCATAAGTAAAATAATATGTAAATATATTATGTCCAGGTGTAGAGAAAACTACATATCAAATATAATTAACATGTTTAACAAAAATTGATGTCCTCCGGATGTGAACAACCTTATGTTGTAAGTAAGAAGTAACTCCCGGAAAGTTCGAGTACCAACCGTTATTGGGTAGTCAGCGATAAAGTATATTGCGCAACAATATATGTTCCCGCTAAAGACAGAACCCGTACAGAAAAATATATAGGCAGCTTGTATTATTAGTGCAGTGCAGTAGCGTATGCATGTGAGTGCAAATCTCACTCTAGCGTATACTGTCTCTATACGTTAGGAAAATATAAGTGGGTGATAATTGTTTAGTATGTACTTTGTTAAAATCAAAAATATTCGTGTACTATAAATAAAAATGGTTTTTAGCAAGGTTTTCCGTCGAATAACCACCGTAGACTCGTAGATACCCTCTGAAGGCTAGAGTGTCCGATAATGAAACGTTTGGAATTTACGTTTAAAAAGTACGTGGAGACTATTGATTGTTCTACCTGCCACGAGTAAAGGGAGAACAGTGGAGCCATCCTAATCAGTATCGCAAGACTGAACAAATGGCAAAACTTCTTAATGGGAAAGTAAGAAGAAATTATTTTTGTGGGAAAAACAAAATTCATATTACATGTTATAGATTCCTGAAACATTAATATGTAATATGAATAAAAATAAAACATCTTATTTTAGTAAAGGAGAAAATAATTGAATTTAAAACAGACGTTCATAGCTTTGAATGGGATTCTTTGCAGTTGTGCGACTTAGTATATCCTACCGTTGGATTTCGTATCACCTGTAAGTAAAAAAGCGTAATTTATATATAAATTAATCTGTTCCGAAAATCCTTTACAAAAAACATTTTATTTAACATATGTATAACCGCTGTCCGATCATGGACAAAATCAAAAAGGGTTTAAAAAATTATGGAAGCAAAAAAGATCAACGTAAAAATCGTTGAAGACAATCGTGTAAACATGGCAAACTTTGGCCAGTTATTTGGTCATCGTATTTATAAAGCAAAGAAAATAGCAACAAATTTAGCTTTCGGCAAAGAGTTACGGCAAGCAAACGAAGAAAACGGCCTAACTACCAATCGATCTCCGTATCGTTTTAAAATCATTCCTATCGATATCGTAAGTTTGGATTTGGCTAAGGATGTCGACGGAAGTAATGTCATAGTTATAAATCCAGGGCGCGTAGACGAGTCGGGAGAGTCTGTTGAGATTCGTTGCCCGATCGACAATTCGAAGTTTACAAAAGAAGTTTCTGTAGACAACATCGCAGAGGCAATCAACAAGGCGGATACACAGAACATCTTCTTCTCTAACGTGAAGAAGTTGGTCAATACGCTCAATCCGTCGAACACAAACGAAATCGCACGAATTGATAAGCTTATTGAGGCTCTCAAGAAGCAACGGGATATCATTCAGTCGACGATGGATTATAATGAAACCAGTGCCATCGAGTACTATCGCCAGTTGGACAAGAAGAACGAGCAGGTACGCGTTGACATCAATGTAAATGTGGATTAATTATGTCTACGTTATCATTAAAAAGTAAAAAAGAAATCGAAATATTGTTTTTAGATGACACTATAAAGCACAATTTGATTGACAAAAAAGAATTAGAATTATATAGTAGTGTTACCATAAACGATGATGGTTCCATCACATTAGGAAAGACAAGGTGTCTTTGGTGGAATCGGTTGATTGGTGACGAGAAAACTATATCTTTTACTGATTTTGCCATGAAAACTGTAGCAGCACTTTCTGGACAAAAAGCTAACGTAAACGATATTCTACTTAAAGGATTAAGTGAAGAGGTTATACGAAACGCTATAATAAACAAGGAATACGACATGGTTGTCGATCGATTATTCGATGCTGCAAGGTATGGTGTTAAAACTGATATCAATACTAAAGGTTTCTCTATAAACGACCGAATCACTAGTAGAGTGGATATAAAATCCAAAGACGGTGTTAAAGTAGTACGATTACCAGGATCAGGAGATCCTTTGTGCGAAATAAACATCGGAGTTACTGGTGTGAAATTGTACGAATAATCTTAAAAAATTAAAATCTTCGTAGAAAAAGGCTTTTCTAGAACTTTTTTAATTTTTTACCAAAATACATTCAAATTAGGCCCTGGAGCACAGAGCCTAATTTTTTGGTCCATTCTTAGTAGGTAGGATAGGAGATTTTTATCTCTGAAGAGGGGTTCGATCCCCCTATGGACCACTCTGTAAGTAAATCGTAATGTTTTCAAATTCATTTTTATTTCTATGTTTAACTATTTTAAAAAAATCAAAAGTTATGGGAAAGATATCAATGAATTCAAAAGACATTATACAGTTACGTGATAACATATGTAAGACAAAGTCTAAGTATTGGAAGATAATAAAGTCTGAAAACGTAATGACAAAGAAGGCAAAGAAAGCCGGAATGGGATCTGGATTTGATCTCTTTGTTTTATACAATCAGATTACTCAATTGTCAGATAAACTGATAAAAGTAAAGCTGATGCTAAATGCTATAAACAACGGAATAAAAACGTTCAATTTCGAGGAGGCTAAGAAAACTCATTATTACACAATATACAAGGCGTGCGAACAAAAAGAGTTGTATGTAAAGTGGGACGATATACTAAAGCATAGTACTTTGAATCCTGCGACAAAGTCTAAACTCGGAAAAGCAAACAGCAAGATAGAAACATTTACAGCTGCAAAGATTACTTCTATAAAGAAAAAGTTACAGCTCGAGATAAACAAGTTAGATTCTGAAATTCAGAAGTTTAACGATGAGACAACGCTCGAGATAGAAGAAGATAACGACATAAAGACGTTAATCGCAGCGTAAAAATATATACATATTATATGTGTAAGGGCAGACATAATAGTCGCAGGTTCGAGTCCTGCTATAATAACAAAAAATAATGTGAAACCTTATAAAACATAATCAATATGGAAAAGATAAAGAATAACAAGATAAACAAGATATATAAGACAGAAGAAGTTAACTCTAAGTTAAACAAGTTTTTAACAACAAATCGCGCAAAAGATCTGGCGATTGATATTTATCGTTTAAATCTAAACGAGATATACGATAAATACAGTATAAATTACTTGAAAAAATATCACAAAAGTGAAGAAAAAATAAAAGAATTCATAAAAGAAAAGCTGAAAGAGAACAAGATCGTGCCGGATTACACAGGAATATCTGCAAATACGCAAAAAACAAAAGTAAAAATTCCTGGTATTTTGACAAAAAAAGAGTTAAAAATCATAAATAAGAACAAAATTGATGCGTTTAAGATGCATCCGGCTGAACGATTGCATCGTTTAGAAGAACATAAGATGGCAAAATGGGATAAAAAGAATCCAAAACCATCGTTTGAACAATTGCGTTCTGACTTCTTCCCGCGAACAATAATATCTGCATATCTTGATTTAAGAGAAAAAGCAGAATTTAAGGTACGAAACAGTATCAACAAGACGTATTATAATTATAAAATAATAGTACGTCGTTATAAAGAAAAATCTGATGAAATCGTCGAACATTGCATCGGAACAATAAAGGATAAGATGGGAATACTTGCAAATCGCTCATCTTTCTACGACATCCTTGTAAAAAACAGCACAACAACAAATAAAAAATACAAATCGTTTGTGCAAAAAATAATAGATTTGCGAGACAAATTTAAAGAACGATATAAAACAAATCTAATTTGTTTAAAAATCATGCGAGAAAACAAAGTAATGTTGTGGGTTTAACATGACATTACATAACATATTATTTCGTAACATTGATTAAATAGAGTGGGAGTCCCCGCGGGACCCTCGTGATCTCGCGTAATAGAGAAAATAACGCTCTTACGGAATAACAATTAGTATTCAATCTGTCTAAAAGACGACAGCCCTAAGCATACCATGGGTTACGAATGCCGTAAATTGGTCTCTGCGACGTTAGGACAGACAAGTGGGTATTCGTACGAAAGTGTAGAGCCTGCGAAAAAAATAATAATAAGTATCTGAGGAGGGAAAATCTTGATATAGAGCACTGTTAAATGAGATTTTATGGGTAATCAAAGGACTTGATTGATGGAACCTAATATTAAATGGTGAAAATCCAACAGCCTGTTAATTTATTAACATTCTGAAAATGTATTAGGAAAGTAAGATACTTATTATAAGCCTCGATGACGAAATTGGTAGACGTATTGGACTTAAAATCCAATGAACATATGTTCGTGCGGGTTCGACTCCCGCTCGAGGTACTAAACCGAAAATCTTTGAATTATGGTTATACACAACAAACAAGTAGTAGTATACGATATTGAAATCTTTCCTAATTTGTTTTGTTGTACTTGTAAAAATACTGAAACGCAAGAGTTTAAGATATTTAGACTCTCTATGCGTTATGATAATGAATTGAAAGCGTTAGTGGATTTCTTTACAGATCCAAATTATTTATTTTGTGGATATAACAATAAACATTATGATGATGTTATTATAAACTATATAATATATCACATAGATACATTACTACAAAAAGAGCCAGATGTATCTAATTTGTCATTGTTTAATCTATCAAAATATATAATTAGTTCTGAAGAAGAAGAACATGAAGCTAAAAAACTAAACAAGTATAAATATGCAAACTATTTTGAATCTATGGATTTACTTACTATGATGTTTAGTAGTAAGTTGAGGGTAGGTTTAAAAGAAATGCAAGTAACAATGCATTATGATAACGTATTAGAATACGAAAAAGGATTTGACAAGTGCGTAATAGGAAAAGACGTAGATAAAGTAATCGAATACAATATAAATGACGTAAATTCCACTGAAAAATTATTAAAAATACTCGATAATAAAGGTGAAATAGAATTACGTTTGTTTATAGAGAAAGAATACGGCATAAATGCTCTTTCGATGGATAGTGTAAAGTTCGGAGAAACAATTCTAGCTAAAAAGATTTGTGAGCAAATGCGCATAAATAAAAAACAACTAGAACAGATGCGTTCACCGATGGACTATATTCCATTGAAAGATGTCATATTGCCGTTTATAAAATATAAAAATCCAAAATTGCAAGAAGTTCTTGAGGACATGAAAAAACAAGTGGTATACTCAAGAGAACGCAAAGGTTACGAGAAGATGTTTATCATCTCCGGTACAACGTTTTCCGTGGGTGTTGGTGGAATACATTCTATTAATACTCCGGAGATATTCGTTCCTAGAAACGATGAATACATAGGTCATGTTGATGCCGCTTCTATGTATCCAAGTTTTATAGTGCGCTACGGGTGGTTTCCTAGGCACCTAGGTAAAAATGGACTTGGCGTTTATGAATCCATATATCATGAACGATTAGACGCCAAGCATAGCGGGCAGAAAATAAAAGATAAAGCGTTAAAGCTACTTTTAAATTCTGTTACAGGAAAAATGCAACAAGAGACTTCGTGGATGTATGACCCACTAAGTGTGTTTAAAATAAGAATAAACGGGCAATTAATTCTTTTGATGCTCGTAGACATACTACTAGAGCATTCTTGTAGGATTGTACAAGTAAACACAGATGGAGTAATGTTTGTAGCAAAGTGTCATGCTGAAAAGGATATAATGGAATCGATATCCAAACTTGAAAACATTACGAAACTCGAATTTGAAGCGGACCGCTATGAGCGTTTTTATCAGCTCGCAGTTAACGATTATTTTGGTGTCGTTAACGGATTCTCTCAATCCAGAGATCCAAAGCTGATTCAAAGAAAAGGATGGTTTATAACAGAAAACGTATTAGGAAAAGGATTAGCTCCTGTCATAATACCGAAAGCTGTTATAAACTATTTTATTAACAACGTACCTATCGAAAAGACAATTAAAGAATCTGATAATATATTAGATTTTTTAATGACACAAAGAGTCGATAAAAAATTCAAAGTTGAATATAATGACAAATTCATACAGAGAATAAATAGGTACTACGCATCTAACGATGGTTATTTTTTGTACAAATATGATCCGGAAACGGATAAATATACGAACATGCTGAAAAAATCAGCAGTAACCATTGTTAATAAATTTGATGAAAAAGTAGACAAAAGTTGTAAAAACAAAAATATAAATTACGCTTATTATTTGAGTGAAGCTCGAAAAATAATAAACGAATTAAAATGTGTTCAACTAGAATTATTTAAATAATCTTCGAATAACATGATAATACAGTTAGACACAAACTTGCTAAAAGCAGTAAAAAATATCGATCTTAACGGATTAGTCTTCCTTAGTATGGTATTGGATAAGAATCAAAAAAAGTATACTCAAGACGTCTATAATGTGTTCAGCCTCATTAATAGCGACACTATATCATACTTAATCTCTCAGGGACTAGTCACTTCGATAGAGAGAAGTGATTCAATAATATATCAACCAACAGATAAATTAATTAATTTATTGAAACCACCAAAAGATTATTTTAATTTATTCTATGATATGTACCCAATTTACGTAATACGAAAAGACGGAACAAAATCGTTTTTACGTAGTAATGTAAATAAATGTAGAAAATTATATAACATGTTTGTCGGCAACAGTGTATATGTTGCAGAACATATAAATGACTGTTTAAAATTCGAAATAGAAAAAAAGATGAAAACAGGAAATATGTGTTATATGAAAACTATGTATAGATGGTTACAAGACCATCAATGGGAAGAAACTGAGGAAGAAATGGAAGCAAGTATAACACAAAATACAACAAAAGCTTATGGTACAGAATTGCTCTAATTTACCAATAAGAAGTATTTCAGTAGTAACCAAAGAAGCCGTAAATTATATCACGGAAAGAAAAAATAAAACAATAATTTCTTTGGCTACTAGATGGAAGAAATTAAATAAATGTTGTATGGGTGGAATAGAACCCAATTGTGTATATACAATAGCTGGTATTTCTGGAAGCGGAAAAAGTAGCGTAGCTAACTTAATCCAAACCGATTTGATCGATTTAAATCCGGAAGAAAATATTATAATATTAAACTTCTCTTTAGAAATGGTCGGATTTAGGCAGATCGGAAGAACGTTATCTAACAAATTAAGAAAAACGACTTCTTATCTGTATAGTTCTGAAAAGGACCTGGATGATGAAACATACAACGAAATCATCAAAGTTTCCGACCAATTATCAAGATATCCAATATATTTTGTTGATAATCCTGGTAATCCTGACGAAGTATATAATACTATAATGTGGTTTTATGATAACTATGTAAAAGGAAAAAATAAACATTTTGTTATCATATACGATCATAGTCTGTTAACAAAAAGAACAGGCACCGTGTTAGAAACGTTAAGTTCTTTACAAGAAGTATTCATTCAAGTTAAGAAATTACCGTTAACTTCTGTAATACAGATAACACAGATGAATCGTAATATCGAATCTCCGGAAAGAATAAACAATTCATTAACGCACTATCCGATGCGAAGTGATTTATCATCTTCAGACTCAATTTTTCAGGCTAGTGATTACGTATTAGTAATTCATAGACCTGAAATATTAGGTATATACGAATATGGTCCAAACGGTTTACTTACAGAAAACAAAGTATTCATACACATATTGAAAAACCGAGACGCTGGAAAACCTTGTATTTTAGAATTTGAAAACGATCTAATGTACAATAACCTAATAGAAGTCTGAACTAAAAAAGGCTGAAATTATGAAAAAGTATACATTTACATTTCCGAAAAGTACAAACAACACACTTAATGAGTATACAAACTGTTCTAAGATTATTGACGACATTATACTTAGCAATATAAAGAAGAACAATCCTTATTTGTTCGAGAATGATACAACAAATTCTTTGAAGAATCGAGAGATCAATATTGATATTACTATACCCAAAAATAAAAAGCTCGATATCAATATTCGTTCTGGTGCGTTTAAGAAGTATATAAATATGTTCTTAAACAACAAGAACAATATCATCGAAGATGATTATGATTTCTTACTTTCTGACGGAACTCCAGTTAAGTTGTTCTCGGATGAGATTCAGATTGGTTACGATATCATTCCTCTTAACAACTTTACATTAGCTTTGTACAATAAGCTCAGTAAGGAACAGCGAAATAAAATAACGGAAATCTATATTTACATAAAGAAACACACATGTTAATATTACCTACACAAAAAATTCCAGCAATTTCTGTAAATCCAAAATTCTTGATTATATACGGACGTCCTAAGTCGGGAAAGACTCACGCATTATCGATGTTAGAAAACAATCTAATAATCGATTTGGAAGGTGGATCACAATTTATCGATGCGATGGCTGTACAAGCAAGAACGATAAAAGAATTAGGAGAAATTGCTCAAGCCATTAGAGCTGAGAATGAAAAAGTAGGACATAATGTCTATAAGCACATTACTATAGACAATGCTACTAGACTAGAAGAGATTTGTTTATCTTACGCTAAAACACTGTATAAACAAACACCGATGGGTAAAAAATACGACGGTGATGATATACGTACATTGCCCAACGGAAGTGGTTATATGTATCTTCGTGAAGCTGTTAGAAAAGTAATTGATATGTTCAGATGCTTATGTGATGAATTCATATTGGTAGGACATGTCAAAGACGTTCAAATAGAACAAAACGGAGAAGAGCTCAGCCAGATGGCGTTAGATCTTGTTGGTAAATTAAGTTCTATAATCTGTGGAGAAGCAGATGCAGTAGGATTTGTTTATCGAAAGGGAAACGAAACACATATTAGCTTTAAAGGTGGTGATGGTACAATAAAAGAAGCCAGAGCCCCACATCTTAGAGGTAACGATATTATTATTGCTACTGGAAATGAAGATGGAACATTAACAACTTATTGGAATAAAATTTATAAAAACGATTAATTATGTATAGTACTAAGACTGCAGTATTTAGTTCGGATAACAATTATCTTCCGGCGGGAATTAACAACAATGTTACGTTAAAAGAAGTAAATGTAAAAACTACACCAAACGGTATAGATTATTTAGAGATAATATTTCAAAAAGATGGAAATACCGCTCCTATGACAGAGTGGCAAAATAAAAAATCCGCATGGGTCAAAACCGATGAGGATTTGCAATATCGAGATAATCTACAGTTTGGAAGAATATTACAGGTTATAAACGCGATATGTGATGAACCTGTAGGTGACGTTGAACTTAACGACTTTAGCTCAATGATAAAATGGGTTAAAGACACTCTCTCACCAAAGATAAATGCGCAAAAGTTGTTACGATTAAAAGTAGTATACGATAAAAACGGATTTATCAAGGTATCATCTAACGGAAAGTTTATCGAACCGATGGATGTAAAACAGGAAGATTCAAAAATTGTTATTACTGGTAGAGATACGGTTGTAAAACCTGAAATAAAAGTCGACAAGGAAGAAGTTGTAGAATTGCCAAAAATAAATGATACAAAAGAACCTGCCGGAGACGAAGATTTACCGTTTTAACGATTAACTTTTGTAAAGGTCAGTAATTAAAAATTACTGACTTTTTCATTTTTATTATATCTTTCATATGTTGAAATATTAATCTGTTCTCATATCTCGTAAGTCAATTAAAATTTATAATCTTAGTTGCAGAGATATGAGAATTTATGTGGTAAGAAATAGTTGTATGCGAACTACATTAATGAGTAGACTCACTATTATTTCGGAAGGGTTTCATTAACCCAGGAGTTCGAATCTCCCATACTACACAATTATATAAGAATCTTAGAATCATGTATAGTACCAAGTTAGCACAAAAAGAAAATCTAAAAGGATTGTTAGATTTACTAGATGATTATACTATGTATTCTTATTATATAGGAAATTTTCAAGTAAATAAATTATATAACAGTCCTTTAAGATCTAACGATAAGAATCCATCTTTTGCTATATTCAAAGGAAAAAATGGAGACTTATTGTTTAAAGATCACGGAAACGGTGAAAGTGGAAACGCTTTAAAATTTGTAAAACTGATAAACAGATTAAACACAAAAGATCAATTAGAATCAGAATTACTAAAGATAATAAAGCGTACGAATCCTAATAATATTCCGGTAAAAAGAAATTTTGAAATAAAATCTCACGATACTGAAATACAAATAGCACGCCAACCATTTACTGATATTGATAAACAATATTGGTCTCAATATGGTATAACAATAGATACGTTAAAGAAATTTAATGTGTTTAGTATAAAATATTTTTTGTGTAACGGTACATTACGTGCTCGTTATTCAAAATCAAGTCCGATGTATGCGTATAAAGTGTTTAATCACTTTAAAATATATAGACCTTATGAAACAAAATTAAAAAAATGGAGGACTAATTTAAAAATTAACGACATACAAGGTCTTGCTGAACTGCCTCCAAAAGGAGGACATATTCTCATAATTACGAAATCTTTAAAGGACGTAATGGTTTTATATGAGATGGGATATTTTGCAATAAGTGCTTCGAGTGAAACAGTATTTATACCAGAAGATTTATTAGAAGATTTAAAACACAAATGGTCTCACATTTATATATTGTACGATAGAGATGCTACAGGAATGTCGAAAGCTAGAGAATATTCTAAAAAATATAAAATAGACGCGTTCTTTATAAACAAAAAGTTTAAAAGCAAAGACATATCCGATTGTGTAAAAAACAACGGAATGGATAATACACGATTGTGGTTAGAAAATACAATAAATAAATATGAAACTAAAAAATACATAGAAGCCGTCAACAGGAAGAGTTAAAAATGTGACACAGGTCGATAAGTATGGCATACATTTTAGATCCAAACTCGAGTGTTATACTTATGAAGCTCTTATGAAAGCTGGAATAAAAGCAAAATATGAGCCAAAACATTTTACTCTTTTACCAAAATTCGAGTACAATAACGAAAAAATACGTCCTATTACTTATTTACCAGATTTTGTCGGTAAAAACTTTGTAATAGAATGCAAAGGACTTATCGACGGATCATTTCCGTTACGTTTTAAATTATTTAAATATTATTTGAAACGTCACAGAAGTAAGATGAAGTGTTATCTGGTAAGAAATCATAAGCAAGTGGACGAAATGATAAAAGACTTACAAAGCATATCATGAAAAATTTTATAAAATCTGGAAATAAAATATTCATATCTCCAAAAGGAATGGAATATGAATTAGAAAACGGTAGAGTTTATACGTTGAAATATAATGAGTGGGAAGGTGCTGCTTATTTTGAAATGAACGAAAATATTAATATTCCGAATAAAATATACGGAAATAATTATGATTCGTTTATAAATAGAATTTTGCAGTGGCATAAACGTGACGATGTTAATAATACAGGAGTATTACTTTCTGGAATGAAAGGTTCTGGAAAGACGTTAACGTCTAAAATCATAGCAAAAAAGAGCGACTTACCAATTATTATAATAGACAATCACTTTCCGTCTAGAAAATTATCAGATACTTTTAAGAAAATATCTGGTAATTACTGTATGATATTTGACGAAATCGATAAAAACGAAAGATTTTGGGATTCTTCTCAGCTTTTAGGTTTTCTCGATGGAATAGAAACAGTATGTAAGAAATTGGTATTATTTACTTGTAACGATGAAAATTTTGCTAATGAAAATCTGATAGATCGTTG